CTATAAAATTGATCTTCATAAATATAATAATTTAAATCCAATATTAAATAAAATGAAAATAAACGCAACAGAGCAAACTTCAACTTTTCCATGCCCTTTAAATAAACTTAAAGGAAGATTAATGGATAACGTTGGATTAAAGTGGAAAACAAATCTTGGAAACTTTAAGCTAACAACAGAAACTATAAGATGGATAATGGCAAATGCAAAATCTTCTATGTTTGACAACGAAAGATGTTTTATATATAATAAAGCTTTTTATGAATCTTTTTTAAATCCAAAGCATAATCCTTCTAGCGATCCAGAAATATCTAGATTTAATTTAATAAGAGAATGGGCTGACGTTAGAGGTATAACTACTGAAGGTAATTCACATACACAGTACGTTAAACTGATGGAAGAATCAGGTGAATTAGCTCAAGCTTTATTAAAAAAAGATAGAAAAGAAATATATGATGCTATTGGTGATATTGTAGTTGTTTTAACTAACTTAGCTACCTTAGAGGATATGAAAATAGAAGACTGTATAGACTATGCTTATAATGAAATAGCTAAAAGAAAAGGTAAAATGATTAATGGAACTTTTGTAAAAAACACGCTATAATGAGAATAAAAACAGAAGATAAGATAGTACAAGCTGTATTAGCTAAGATGGACAAGCGTAGCTTGATAGGTCAGAAAAAATATGGAGCAACAATGATGGAAGAAATACAAGGTCAAAAAAAAGATCTTGATAGATTTTTAGTTGATGTTCAAGAAGAACTTATGGACGCTTTACTGTACATAGAAGCTGCTAGAAGATGTTTAACAGATGAAATAGAAGAAGCAATGATGAACAGAATAAATATCATAGGACAAAACGGTAACGAAGGAACACATTATGAAAAAAATACCTTATAAAAGAAAAAGCAAAAAACGTGGGCCTGTTGTATCAAGAAGAGTAACATATGATGGTATTAATTTTGCATCAGGTCTAGAGCGTTATATGTATATGGCTTTAAGAAAAGCTAAAATAAAATGTAAATACGAAGGAGAAACATTTGTTTTATTAAATGGTTTTCATTTTGAAAACGAAGTATATGAAAGGCAGTCAAATGGTAAGGGTGATTATAAAAACAGAGGTTGTAAACGTATATTACCTATAAAATATACACCTGATTTTATTGGTGATAATTTTATAATTGAAACAAAAGGTAGGGCTAATGAGTCTTTTCCTATGAGATGGAAATTATTTAAACAATTAATAGTTAGACAGTTTCCAGGATATACATTATACAAACCACAAAATCAAAAAGAATGCGACGAAACAGTAGGAATAATCCTAAACAAACAAAAAGGTTAGCTAGACAAAAATATGCTGAAAGACAAATAGATAAATGGTGTAAGTGGAGTTGGGAAATGAGAGGAAAAATTAAATATAAAGAACTAATTGAAATTCAAGATAAATATGAGATTAAAGTTTATGGGTAATAAAGATAAAAAAGCGTATTGGTCAATAGAGGTAGGATTATATCCTGGCTTATTATTTGGAATAAGAACATACGATGAACCTGAGCAAGTATCATGGGTATTATACGTGCCTTTTATTGACTTTTGCTTAACTGTGTATAAATAATGGGATTGTTTGATGAGCGCATAGCGTACAAACCGTTTGAATACCCTGAATATTACACAGAAGGTTGGTTAAAACAAGCTCAAGCATTTTGGTTACACACCGAAATATCAATGCAGAGCGATATAAAAGATTGGAATGAAAAACTTAACGAAAAAGAAAAACACCTTGTCGGGAACATACTTCTTGGATTCGCGCAGACGGAATGCGCGGTATCAGACTATTGGACCCAGAACGTCGTATCGTGGTTTCCTAAACACGAAATAAGACAAATGGCTATGATGTTTGGCTCACAGGAAACTGTGCATGCTGTAGCATATAGTTACTTAAATGAAACTTTAAAACTAGAAGATTATGAAGCGTTTTTACACGAACCAGCGACGTCTGCAAGATTTGATAATTTGGTTGCTTGTGACGGGAATAATCCTGTGGGCATTGCGAAAAGCTTGGCTGTATTTTCAGCCTTCGCTGAAGGAGTCAGTTTGTATTCTGCTTTTGCAGTGTTGTATAGTTTTCAGCTTCGAAATTTACTCAAGGGTATCGGGCAACAAATGAAATGGTCAGTAAGAGATGAATCATTACACAGTAAAATGGGCTGTAAGCTATACCGTGATATGTGTAAAGAAAATGAGCAATTACTACATTTATGTCGAGAAGATATAATAAAAGCTGCTGAAACAATGGTTATTCTTGAAAGCAGTTACATTGATAAGATGTTTGAAGCTGGAGACATTGAAGGTATATCAGCTAATGATTTAAAACAATTTATAAAAAAGAGAGCAAATGAAAAACTTGTGGAACTTGGTTATATCGACTTGGGATCGTATTTCGCTTATGACAAAAAAGCAGCGTCTAATCTTGATTGGTTTTACCATCTTACCGGGGGCGTCACTCATACTGATTTTTTCGCTATTAGGCCAACTGATTATTCAAAGGCTAACGAAGGTGAAGACTTCGAAGATATCTGGTAAAATAGATATAACAGAAGAAGATATATATAAAGATCTTAACTGGAATGGTATGAGAGATTTTGTTAAAAAAAAATATAAATGAAAAGCTTTATAAAATATACTATAGTTTGGATAAGTCAAAACTTAGCAATGCCTTTTTGGATAGTAGGTCACATACATTTATCAGTAAATGATATGCAAGACGTATACAAAATTATAGCTAGTTTAGGTATGAATATAGTTGTTTTTGTAGGGTTTATAATAGATTATAAAAATGAAAGAAAGCAAATTAATAGAGATGAAAAGAACTCTTGATGCTCAAAGTAGAATAATAGAGCATATACTAAACGAAATTAGTAACATAAGAGATTTAGCAGTAGGAACTTTAGAATGTTTAAAAATAATGGATAAAAAAGGTTATGAAAAAGCAATTAACAAAATTAAAGAAGATATTGTTAAAGAATCTAGTAAGACAGAAAAGGCTAAGTCCTTGGAAACGTCTAGCGACTAGAGCAGGATACATGGGTGCTGGTTTTTTAATTGCAGCACAGTGGACATTAGAACCTAAGCTTTATATCTTAGGTTTTATTTGTGTTATGATACAAACAGCGTCAAGAAAACAATGGAATTTAGTAGCTTTAAACTTAAATGGTTTAATAGCTTGGACAAAACATTTTATAGGATAAAATATGTGGAATAATGAGTGGATTAAAGGAAAAGATTACCCAAAATGGGGAGACACAGAAGTGTATAAAAAAACAATATCTGGAGGATATCTTCTACACGGTGAAACTCCTCGCGATGCTTACAATCGTGTGGCTAAAACTGTTGCTAGAAGACTTTATAAGCCTGAAATGGCTGAGAAATTCTTCGAGTACATATGGAACGGGTGGCTTTGCCTCGCTTCGCCAGTATTATCTAATACAGGTACTGATCGTGGTTTGCCTATTAGTTGCTTTGGTATTGATGTGGCTGATAGTATACAAGACATAGGTGGTAAGAACTTAGAGATGATGCTACTCGCTAAGCATGGCGGTGGAGTTGGTATCGGTATAAATCAAATAAGACCCGCCGGCGCTAGAATAACAGGAAATGGAACATCAGATGGAGTCGTCCCTTTTTGTAAAATATACGATTCAACAATTCTTGCCACTAATCAAGGATCAGTTAGACGAGGAGCTGCGTCAGTTAATATTAACATTGAGCATGACGATTTCGAAGAGTGGCTTGAAATTAGAGAACCTAAGGGAGATATTAACAGACAATCGCTTAACTTACATCAGTGCGCAATTGTTGGCGATAAGTTTATGCGTAAACTTGAACAAGGAGATGCAGCAGCTAGGAATAGATGGAGTAAACTACTTAGAAAGCGAAAAGCAACTGGAGAGCCGTATATTATGTTTAAAGGCAACGTTAACAAAAAGAATCCTAAAGCTTATAAAGAAAATGGATTAAAAGTACATATGACTAATATATGTTCTGAGATTACATTACACACCGATGAAAATCACAGTTTTGTTTGTTGTTTGTCATCATTAAATTTAGCAAAATATGAAGAGTGGAAAGGTACAAGTCTTATTTATGACAGTATATGGTTCCTTGATGGAGTCATGGAAGAGTTTATACAGAGAGCTAAAGGTTTACGAGGCTTCGAGAATGCAGTACGATCGGCTACGAAAGGAAGAGCGCTTGGCTTGGGAGTTTTGGGCTGGCACACATACCTACAAGAAAAAGGTATATCGTTCGAAGGTTTACTTGCTCAGTTTGAAACTAGGAAAATTTTTAGTCAGATCAAAATTGAAAGTGAAAGAGCTTCCATGTCGCTTGCTGAAACTTATGGAGAGCCTTTATGGTGTTCTGGAACTGGCATGCGTAATACTCATCTTCGCGCTGTTGCTCCTACCGTTAGCAATAGTAAGCTCAGCGGCAATGTCTCGCCGGGAATAGAACCTTGGGCAGCGAATGTTTTTACAGAGCAATCAGCAAAAGGTACATTTATAAGAAAAAATCCTACTCTTGTTAAATTATTAAGAAAACTTAAAATAAACAACAATGAAACATGGGAAAAAATCATGGCAGACGGTGGTAGCGTGCAAAATATTGCTGAGCTTGATGATGTTGTTATGGCACACGAAACATCCGCAAAGGAGGTATTTAAAACTTTTAAGGAGATTAATCAACTAGAGTTAGTTAATCAAGCTGGGCTGAGACAGCAGTATGTAGATCAGTCAGTTAGTTTAAACTTAGCTTTTCCTAGCATAGCAACGCCTAAATGGCTTAATAAAGTACATTTTGATGCGTGGAAGAAAGGAGTTAAGACTTTATACTATACAAGAACAGAAAGCGTTTTACGAGGCGATATAGCACAGCAAGCAATGAGTGAAGACTGTTTAGCGTGTGATGGTTAAAATCAAAAAAGGGCTCTCGTAATTGAGGGCCCTTTTTCGGTTACAGGAACTTTGGGTATGGTACGCCCATTTTATTTTGTTCCTTTTTTTTAACTTCTATCTAACAGCTTTTTTTGTAGTACTTTTGCTAATAATTTAGAATTTCCAGCAGATACAGCAGATGGAGTAATTGCATTTGCAGTTGCTTTGTATGCTTTTCCAGCTTTTTCTACTGCATTTATACCTCCAAAAGCTTTACTTATAGTTTTAGCATAAGGTAAAGAATACAAAAGGCCTTTTCCTGCTTTAGCATAATCACCACCAAATAAGCCTTCTGATAATTTTGTCATTGCTCCAGGTAAGTTTATTACATCAGTTCCAAAAGAATCTAAATCATTTCTTTGTAAGCCACCAGCATCTACAGCTTTTTGAGCACCACTAGGTATGTAACCAGCGCTTCCAGGTTTAAACATCATACTAGCTGCAGTCATAGGATTTTGAACAGCAAAAGATAGTTTATCTAAAATACCATCTTTATCTGTTCCAGATTTTGGATTAAGAGAAGGAGGCGCTTGAGCAACAGAAATTCCATTTGCTTCTGCTCTTTGTTGTAACATATTTTTCATATCTTGCACCTTTTGATTTAAACTACCTTCACCTGTTTTAGTTTTTACAAAACCAAGATCTACATCTTCACCACCTTGAATTAATTGTCCCTGATTAAACTGTGCTTGAAAATCTTCATCAGAAAGCCTGTTTGAACTTGGATCTGGAGTTGTTCTTCTTAAAAGTAATTCTTCGTCTTCCATATTTTATTTTTTTAATTTTCTACCTTTTCTTTTACCACCCATTATAGCGTCATCAATATCACCTATTTGATTACCAACCTCTCTTATAGCATTAGCTACATCTTTCAACTCTTTAGATGTCAATTTATATCTCCTTTTTATTTCTTGAGCTGTTTTTATCGCTTTTTCATCAATGCTTGTTTTACTCCAAAGTAAATTCCAAACGTCTATTAAGTATTGTTTTGTTAATTTCCACATATTATTTATTTTTTTTAAATTTTAACCATTTGTCTACGGTGTAACCTATTGTTACTAGCAAAAGTATTATTTTTAGACCCATTTCTATGTTAGTAAATGTTGTTACGCCTAGTGTTGACGCATTTATAATGTAAAGTTTAGCTTGTTGTATGTCCATTTTTTATATTGATGTATTATTTATGTTACAATATTCTTTATTAGCGTCAAAACACGGGCAACTTTTCGCAGCAAACTCATTGTGGCCATGTATCGTAGCATTTTTATGCATTTTTTTTAATGTTTTAAGCAATAATAACAAGCTTTCTTTTTGTTCAGGTGTTCTAGTATCTTTAGCAATCCATTTGCCATTAGAACCACGTTCTGATTCAACGCCTCCAATGTAACAAATTCCTATAGAACCTTCATTTTCACCTTTAACGTGAGCTCCTTGTTTGTATATACTACGACCGTATTCTATAGTGCCGTCTAGCAAAACTACATAATGATAACCTATACCATTCCATCCTCTTTTTAAGTGCCAGCGATTTATTTCAGCTGCATCTAAGTCTCTGCCTTCTTGTGTCGCCGAGCAGTGTACTATAATTTTGTTTATTTTTCTCATTTTAAAAACCTAAATCAAGATTTAAATCAAGGTCTAAATCTAAATCTAGATCTACACCTAAGTCTAATTCGTTATTATTACCTTTTTGTTGTATTTGTTCATCTGCTAAATCTAAATTCCATTTACTATATCCACTAAACATAGCAATTCTTTCCCACGTGTCATAAGAAGAGTCCATAGCACCTGCTAGGTTTTGTGATTTTTGATATAATCTATCTAATGGAACATTTAGTGTTGCTGCTGTTAAAGTTGTTAATGCGTTGATAGCATATTTATTTTTAATAGGATTCCACCCGTACTCATCAAAATAATCAGTATTGTAAGAGTAATCATTCCAAGCTCTTTCTATTTTTCTAGCCTTTATACCAACAGGTGGCATAACTTGTAACGCTTCAACTAATATCTCAGCAGCTTTTCCTCTTCCACCTCTTTCTTCTTGAGACAATTGATAAACTTTTAGCATTACGTTTTTTATAGCAGCAAAATAAGTTCCATATAATCCTGCACCTTTTAATAATGTATCTATACTTCCTTGTACAGCTCTACTCTTACTTCTAGTTAAGTCTCTATCTTCAGGATCGTCCCACATTCTAAATAACGCATTTTGTAAAAAGTTAAATACTACATTTTGTACAGCAGCATAATAAGCTATTTTAGCAACATGTCCATATGCATTGCCTCTTCCTTTAGCTATATCTATAAATGATTTTTTCATTATTCTAGAGTACTGTAATGGAGTGTTTTGAAATGATAAAAACAACCTACCTTCTATAGAGGCTTGGTTTTTAGATATTTTAGAAGGATCAGCTGACTGTTGACTCATTTCAGCAGTTTCATAAAATTCTTTAAAAGCTTGTTTTTCAGCGGCTTCTAGCTCCATGCCTTTTTTAACTAGATCATTTATTCTGTTTCTATAAAAAGTAGTACCACCTAACGTTATAGCTAAACTATCAGCGGCTCTAGTTGGTATAAAACCTTTCTTTAAAGCCCAAAATATTAAACCTTTTGATTTATCTATCCAGTTTTTATTATTAGGATTATTAACAACGTCAACTATTTCTGATTCTTGTAGATCACTTAATAAACCTGATCTTCTATCTTTTAAATATGGAGAATTCCAAAGTGTTAAAAAATCTTTTTGCATTTGAGGTAAATTCAATACAGCTTTACCAGCAGCAAAAGGGTTATTGAAATCCATGTTAATAAAATTCGTAGAAGAAAGCAACTGTAAAGCAGCTGATCTCATGTTAAAAAACATAGTAACACCTATAGAACCATTTAACCAATCAACCCAAGCTCTACTATTTTTAGATTTTATATCAGGTCTATTTGATCCTGATATCATTCTATCTAATATATTTTGTAAAGCTTCAACATAATCTTCACCTAAAGTAGCTTCTAGTTTGTTTATATTTTCCTTGCTAAATATCAAATCAACATTTTGTTTAAACCTTGTTAAATACTTTAATCTATTTACTTTAGACAATATGTTTTGAATATCAGTAAGTATGTTACCTTCTTGCCAAGCTCTTGGAGGTTCTAAATAACCACCAGGTTGCTTAGATAGTCTACTAACTTCTTGTGCTATCTTTCTAAGACGAGGGTTATTTCTTACTACCTCTGATAAATTAAAAATATCTTTATTATCTAAGTCACTTATTTCAAAACCTGCTTTTTTCCATAAATAAACTCTTATAGCTTGATCATTTGTAAAGCCTGCATAAGAAGATTCTTTTCTTATTAATTTTTTTGTTGGTTTGTCAAATAAATTCTTCCAGTCTCTATGAGCTGCGTTTCTAGCGTTTATCATATCTAAAACACCTTGTGAGTATAGACTTATAAGATTATCATCTAGCCATTTAAGTTGTTTTTCACCTTTTTTACCTTTAGCAGAAGCTATCATATACATTAAACCTAAAAAGTCAGAGTCACCAGAAGGAAGATATACTCCTTCTTTGCCTAGTTTTCTACCCATGTTTTCAGCTCTTGCTTTAGAAAAAGTTTCATCAAAAGGTATTCCAGAATTTTCTTCTATTATTTGATTAAAAGCAGTTGACAAGTTTGAGCTTAATTCATTTCTATCGTTATTTAAAGAAAACTTAACATCAGATGTATCTAAAACATTTCTAGATTCTTTGCCTTTCCAGTTTTTATCATTTTTAAAATAAAAATCATTATAGCCTTGAGATATTTTATTTATTAAATAATAAGAAACCGCTTTATCATTCATTTTACCAAGATCTGGAACATTAAACTTTATTGCTTTTCTGTTATATTTTATAACCTCTGAGGTCGCTTTATCTAGTATTCTAGCTAAGAACAATTGTTCATCTATATTATTAGTTGATTTTAAGTAAGATGTTATTTTAGAGTTATTTTTAGAACCATTTTTTAGGCTAAATTTAACGTTTGAAGATTTACCAGAAGCTAAATTGTTTAAAACTTTACTTCTAATGTTTGAGTCTTTCAAATCATTAGCTAAGCCTGGGTTTCTTTTAGATATCTCATTTATAAAAGCATCGTTTTTAATAGATTTTCTTGCTTCTTGAAGCACAACAACATCTCCAAATAACTCCATCAATGCTGTTCTTCTATCAAAATAAGCCGTTGACCAAAGTTTATTACCAGTTCTACCTAGTTCTATAGGTGATAGTTTTTTAATTAAAGTGTTAGGGTTTTTACTAAAAGTTTGTATTATTCTAGTAGCTTCATCTAATCCAAAATAATTTTGTAAAAAACTAGCAACATTTATATTTTTAGTCTTTATAGGAAAACCTTTATCATTAGTTTGTTTTAACCTAGGTGGTATTTTCTTTATAGCATAAGTTGACTCACCTGTAACTGGATCTATAGGGTTATTTATAACATCCCATATTAGTTTCCAGTTATTAAACATAAAAGATTCTAGTTCTTTACTATTTTGAAAAGTCATTCTTCTAGTAAGTGTTTGAGAAAGCAACGCTAGTTTCTTTTTAAAAGATCTAAAATTTAAAGTTTCTATATTAGGTGAAGATATTATTTCTTTTCTAACTTCAGCAGCTATTATTGCGGCTGGATTTATTTGTTCAGAATAAGCCTTATATGTTTTTATCATGCCACCAGACGCTAAACTATAAGTTTTAAAAGATTTTAATTCTTTTAATTCTTTTACCTCGTCATTACTCAAAGACTCTTTTGATTCTAACTCTAAACCTCTTTTTAAATCTCTTTTTTCTTGTTCTAATTGAGATTTTATGGCTGGATCACTAACTGTTTTTAGTTTTCTATTAACAGCTATAGATGGATCTTCAGCTGTTATAGCGAAGTCACCGCCAACAGGTACGCCTTCTATTAATATAGGCTCACCATCTTTATTTGAAAAACCAAAGTTAGGATTTTTAAGTAAAACAACAAGTTCATCTTGATTTTTTTCGTACTCTTGTTTTTCTTGATCTAAAACATCAGGGTTAGTAGTTTCTATAGATGTTATTTTTTCATCTATTTCATCTGTATATTGTTGGCTAGTTACATTTCCAGACTTTAAAGCAACTTTCATTTTGTTTCTCAACTGACTATTTATCCAACCGTTAAGATTATTGTTTTCTTTTACAACTACACCTTTACTGTTAGTATAACCTTTTTCATCTAATTTGTTTAAAGTGCTATTTATTTCGCTAGATGATAAACCCTTATCTTGTAGTTCTTTTCTTTTTTTACTTCTTAATTGTAAAAATTCTTTATTAAAATTTCTTATATGTGGAATTAAAGCTATAGTTGTTTCTGCTAGCATATCTTCAGAACTATAATCAGGTAGTTGGCTATACATTGAGTAAGCTTTGTCAAGTATTATTTTTTCATAGTTACTTAACACATCATAAAGAACAGCGTCAATACCGCTAGGTTTTTCCCATTTATTTTTATTATATAAAGAATTTATACCAGCTTGAAATTCATCTTGAGTATATCTTCTATTTGGTTTTAAAGAAAACTTTTCATCAAAATTATAAATGTCTTCTATTTCTTCTATTTCATCTATTGTTGGTTCTCTATCAAGTATAGGTTCTTTAGGAGCTTCTTTTTTAAACTTATTTTCTGATTTTTTAATTTCAGTTTTTAAAGCTTCTTTATCTATAGTTGTTCCTTTAGTAGCTAATTTTTTTATTGATCTGTTTTTATCTATACTTAGTATTCTATTATTTATACTATTGTTATAGTCTTTTATAAAATTATAAACATCTTTAGCACTAGAAAATTTTATATCTTTTAAACCTAAAAATTGCAAGACTTGCCTAAGCACGTCTCCTAGTCTAGTCATGGTGTCTTGATCGTAACTAACGGCTCCTACTGTTATAGCATCTGAATACAATGTTAACACCTCTTCCCATTGATTACCTATAGCTTGACTTACTTTATTGTCGTACTCTATTTTATTTATAATTCCAGATTTTAAATCTAAGTCAAGACCTTTTATTAATTTATTATAAAAAGCAATATAACCAGCATAATCTTGAAGAAACTCTTCTGGAAGAGCTTTTTTATCTGAGTCAGTTAAGTTTATTTTATCTTGTAGTTTTAAAACCTCACTTAATAAAGATCTACCTAATAATACCTGTGCTTCCGTGTCGTTTTTTATAGTTTCATATATAACAGCATGTAAAAACTCGTGCTCTTTAACAGTTATTTTACCATCTTTAGCAGATTTTTCGTTGTTTATAAGTATATATTGTTTTCCATCTCTTTGAACAGCAATACCATATTTAGAAGCTGTCTCTACAGCTTTAGCTTTAGTATAGTTTAATTCATTAACTAAAAAATCAACTACCTTGTCTGTGGATTCAAATTCATTCCAAGAAATATTCTTTATAACACCTTTTTTTATAGCTTTAACTATAACACCAGATTTTCTTTTAGTTATATCATTATAATATGCTCTTTGTATTTTATCATCTAACTCCTTTATTCTCTTATCTGTTTCAGCATGAAAAGATGGACTTTCTGTTTTTCTTTGTTGTCTAAGCTTACCTACCTCGTTAACATCTCCTAGAATTTCTGTAGCAGCGTCTGCAGATAAATCTTGAGGCATTCTGTTTATGTTATCATTAAAAACATTCATTTCCTCAATAACTTGATCAGCCTCTTGTTGCGTATATATACCTTGTTCAACTTGAGTAGCCAACAAGCTTTTTACTTTTTCTTTATTATATGATAAATAACTTAAATTATTAAATCTATCTACATTAGACATACCTAACATGTCTCTAGCTGTTTTCTTAGCTAAATTTAAAGTAACTCCAGCTCCAGGTATTATAGCGCCAGCAAAGAAAGATAAAACAGTAGTATCTATAAAATCTTGAAGACTTATGGTATCTTTCATTATTTTTCTAGCGGCTCTATCGTTTGTGTTTTTGTTTACAACAAACATTTCACCCGACTGTTGAACATTTTCTTGAAACACTTCTTTAATTCCTTCTCCACTTACATTTACAAGTGTGCCAAGCTTGCCAGTTCTAAAGTAGTCTAAAAAACCTTTTTTTCCTTTTTTAGTATATTCTTTTAAAGCATTACCCACTATGTTTGAAGTTGTCAATTTACCAAATATAGCGTCTGTTGCTTTAGTTTGAGGGGATATTGGTGCTGTTAAAGCATATAGTATACCTGTTTGAACAGATGCTATAGCCGCTAGTTCAGAAGCTTCGTTATCATTTAAACCCATTTTTCTAGCTTGAGATAACGTTTCTTCATATCCTCTAGAAAAACCTAATGTGGATTGACCTATTATAGCATCTCCCATGCTTTTCTTAATAGGAATAGATTTTAAAAAACCTTTTGTTTTTCCTAAAACACCTAAACCTGCGGTAAAACCACCAACAGATCTAATACCGTTACCTATGCTTCTTGTTAAAGCTATTTGAAAAAATAAGTCACCAACAACATTAGCTCCAGAATCAAAAGCACCAAGAACACTAAATGCGTTATCTTTTACGCCTCTTTTTCTGGCTTCTTTTCTTATTTGATTTGCCTTTTGTTGACTTAAAAAGTTGGTTGCATCCAAAGATCTATCTTTGTCAAATATTCTACCGTTTTCTGTAACTAAATATTTAGTACCTGTGTCTTTATCTATTATGGATTTTCCTATTCCACTAACAAATCTACCTGGACCTGTATAAAATGTTCCATCAGTATCTAAACCCATTTCTTCCAACAGCAATTCTTGTCTTGTTTGCTCGGCTATACCCTCAAAGTAATCACCTGGTAATGCACCATATACAGAAGCACTAAATTGAGATATAGCATCAGATAAACCATTTAAACCATTGCCACCTATATTTAAAAGAAACTGACCAGCTCCTATGTTTCCATCAGAGTCTATTAATTTTTGGTATTCTAATTGATTTTTTTCATCAACAGCTTGCATTTTAGAAGATAAAACAGGAAAATCTTGTCTTAAATAATTTTCATAATTTTGAAGTTTTATGTTACCTTCTGATAAATTAAATTTAACACCTTTCAGTTTAGGATCAATACCTGTTTCAGCTTGATACATTAACTGCTGTTGTTTTATATCTCTCTGTATTTGGTCATTTATATACATGTTAAGATACTGCAGCTTTTTTTGCTCGTAAGAAAGTTCAGTATCAACATTAGTACCATAAGACTTAGTATCCATTTCTAATTCTAAAAATCTTTTTAAGTCATTTTTATAACCTTTAGATTCCATATACCCATCAAAATCAGTGGTATTAAATCCATCTAATTCTACATCACCGTATATTTCATTAACAAACTCATCATTAGAGCTTTTATCTTCATATATATAAGGTTCGTTTAGTTTTAAAATATCTATATAAGAAGATATTTCATTTTCACTCTTGCTTTGATACGTTGCTATTTTATTTCTAGCTGTTAATCTTTGCTCTGCAGTTACAGGTTTTATAGCTGACAAACCAGAAGGATCATCTTTATAACCAGCATTTATTAAATCTTCTTCGTTTATAAAGTTTCCATCTATAGCTAATTGAATATTTTGATCTTCATATAACCCAAACCTATTGATGCTAGGTTTTTCGTTACTATTATACTTACCTAAAGCAGATCCTATTGAATTAGTTAGTTCTTCTGTTTCTTGTGGGTCTTCATTAAAATATTGAAAACTATTTATATCTAAACTACCTGGAGATACCGATAAAGTATTTTCCGAAACTAAACCCCCATTTTGCTCTTGTGCAAACATGTTTGATGGCATCGCATTTGCACTCGCTGCAACACCCTGTTCTTTTTTTAATTTAGCACCAGTGTTTTCCGAAAGCCACAATATTTTTTCTTGTTGAGAATAATTAGATAAATCTATCTCTTGTCCGTTAGGTAGAATATATATTTCCATTTATTTTTTTATTTTTAAAGCTTCATTCATTCTTAAAGCATATCCTTCTGGCGTCTCCATGCCTCTCATAGGATTATTACTCATCCAATCTATTTTTATAGCTTTTAATCTTAATCCAGATTTATCTATTACTTTTCTTTCAGACGCAGTTGAGTTATCTAAAGCAAAATTAAGTCTTTCTTCAGCGCTATTAAGGTCATAATCACCAGCGTATCTTAACTGACCATTGACGTACTTGTAAAGACCATCTTTAGGTAGCTTTTTATTAAAAGCAGCTCTCGGGTCTTCGTCTTTATCTTCGTAGTATTCTTCATTAGTTGAGCCGTTTGGAAACTTGCTGTTTTTAGGAGCACTAAGCCAGTAAGAATAAGCTTTATCTCTACTCATGTATCTACTATTAGGACCAGTTATTTTAGTTAAGTTTTCTATAATAGTGTCTTCATTGTTGTCTCCATCAGCCATTATTATATTGTCATAATATTCTGATCTATACCCTGGTGGTGTTATTGTTTTTCCACTACCTTTGCCAGTTGGTTGAGTTATACTTTTGTTTTGAGCTTTATACCACCTACCTTGACTATCTTGAACTAAACCGTTTGTTCTTGCTTCCATTATTTGTTGAAACAAAGCATCTTTATATTCTTGCTCTGAAGGCTGAAGAGTTTGATAATCATTTTCTATTCCTTCGTCAAGTTTTTTAAGGTCAACGTTCCATCCATTAGCTGCTTGTTGAACGTTTGAAGTAACGCCTTTTATTTTTGAAGCTAATATAGATTCCATGTCTTGTTTAACTAAATCCATGTTTAAATAAGATCTTATTTCTTCAGTTCTTCTACTTCTTTTACTACCTTCTATTTGTATTCTATCTCTAAATATAACAGGTTCAGACCAGTACTTGTTAGCAAACTGACCATTTGCACCTACTATACCTAAGCCATTGCCGTTTTTGGTTTTATCAGCTGGTTTCATCATTTCTATAGATTCGTTTACCAACTGTGGAACTGTAGATATAAAAGAAAAGTTATCCCCTTGGACAACGTTGGCATCCCACGCTCTAGCACTTATATATTTTTCTCTATAATCTCCTTCTATTAGTTTACCGTCTTGTAATCTTTGTGGTTCATTACCTGAAACTTTTACCATTATGTCGTTTTTTTCTTCGTCATAAACCATTTCAAAGTTTGCATTACTGTATATACCACCAAGAGCATTTACTAAAAACTGATTATTTGCTATTTCATCAGGAGTATCACCTAATATAGTTATTTTTTTACCTATTTGAGGTGCATTTTCTTTCCAGTAATCTCCAGTTGCAACAAAGTTTTTAGTTGTCTTTGATGTTAAATTAAGTAAATCGTAATAATCTTGTATTGCTTTTTTAGCTAAGTTTCTTTTTTCACTATCACCAAATTGTGTTTTTAAATATATTTGTGCTTGAGTTGCTATATCTATTCTACTATTCAATGTTTTCATTAATTCATCTTGTATAGCGCTAGTCTTTGGAGCGGTAGCCAAATTACTCATCTGCTCTAAGTTCCAAACATCAGCATCACCTTGAACTCTTTGCATTCTTTGAATAAGCTGCTTTTCCTCAGCTTGCTTTCTTAAGGTGTCAGCTTTTCTTTGCTTTTCTTCAGCGTCTCTTTGGTTTTGTTGCATTTGAATTTGCTTCAAATAAGCTCCAGCTGGTGTGTCTCCCGTATATAGTCTTTGTGGATTTTCGTAACTCATTTTTTATATTTTTATATTTTTTAGCCGAAAAGGTTATCTCTATTAACATATAAATCTCCACCTCCTGACAATACATCAGTAATACCGCTAAATAAAGCTCCTTGTTTATTTGCTTCTGCTGAAGCATATGTCGCTTCTGCTTGTCTTAGATCAGCTGTGGCGTTATCTAACTGACCAGCTTTTCTGTTTAGTCTTTGCATTTCTCTTTTGTCCTGTTGACCAAACATAAATTGTTTACCCATTACGTCGGCATTTTGAAGCCTTTGATCCTCTGCCATTTTTAACCTCTGCAATTGTTCTTCTCCTTTAGCAAAAAGCTTTTGATTAGCACCTTCTTGCATTTCTAAACTAGCTGATATTTGTTTTTTACTAGCTAAAGCTGCTTGAGCTAAAGCTGTTGCGCCACCTGCAGAAGCGCCTGTAGCTCTTAACGTATCTAAAGTGTTTGATAAAGATATTTCAGCTTGCTCGGCTTGAAATTCAGCAGCTTGAGTAGCAACACCTAGGTTAGCGTAGGTATTACTTAAGTTACCTGTAGTGTCTTTAACATTAGCATATGGATTTATGATAGGTTGTCTACTATTTTCTAAAGACTCTAGCTCTGCTTGTAATCTTTTCTTTTCGTTTCTAGCATTATTCATAGCTCCTTTAGCTTGCTTTTGTGCTTGATTAGCCTGGACCATACCACCAACACCGCTAACTATGCTGGTTATTCCACTAACTGCTCCCATACTTATTTGTTTTTACATATTATATAGTGTTTTTTATTAGATACACTATATTTTAATTTTTTTAATTTTTCTAGAACAGATTCATAAGGTGTTGTACACCATACAGCCTCTGCTCCTTTTTTTAATGAAGACTCTACGGCTTCATTTATTAGTTTTAATAAAACTTTATTTCTATTACTATTCCTATATTTATAATCTGCTATTAAAAAATCACAATACCAAACACATGAGTTTGTTGTATATATAAAGGTACATGCTACAATTTTATTATTAACAAAAGCACCTAAGCAGTATTCTTCTCCTTTAGGTAATAGTTTTATATTTAAATCTACTTTATTGTAATATTTAAACCAATCGTTTATTTTTTCAAAATATAAGCTTATGTCTATATTTTTAATTTCTATCATTTATTTTTTAGTAAGAAGATTCTTTATAATTAGTTGAAACAGCAAATAATTCATTATTACCTGATCCAGCATTGTTTGTTGCTGTAAGTAATGCTTGAGCTGTAAAACCTTTTATTCCAGATACTGACCAATTAGTTGTGTTACCACCTAAGAAAAGAGGCGTTACTTCACCTTGATTAAAACTAGATGTGTTAACTAAGTTGGCAAAATATTTATTTTCTTTTCTTTTAAACTCGTTTTTAAATAACTGATTATCTAGTTCAACTAAGCTTGTAGGTTGAGTAAATGGTTGTACGCTGTTGGCTGAGTCATTAGAGTCAGTAGAAATACTAGTTAATTCCCAATTACCAGCGCCTTCGTAGTTTATTGTTTGAAAGTTTTTAACTAAAGAAGGATTAGCGTTAAATACAGTAGTAACAGTAGAACTACTTCCATTACCATAAAAATTAGCTCTATTTACACTGCTAACATAGTGTAAGTATATACCACCATCCTTGGTAGAATAAAAATTATTCTGTACGTTTGAAAATAAATCTGGTTTATAACTATATCTACTAACCCAACCCTTAGCTATTTCATCAAAACTTAAAGTTTCAAAATTAGAACCAATAGAAGGTTGTATTGACAACGTATAACATTTGTTGTGAATATCCCAACCACCAACAGATCGACCCGTACCTAATGTAGCAAATTGATCTCTAAAGAAATCATACATACCATTAGCTGATATTTCTGTTATACCATCTCTAGACAGCCTTAAAACAGCTCCTTGGCTAGCGTCTGTGAAGTACTTTCTATAACCATATACAGCAAATGACTCAGGGTTTTTAGAAATACCAAATTCACCAGCATAAGGTTGTATTGCACCTATTACGACATTAGATGTTGTTTGCATAGGTACTCCTTCTTGTGTGTAAACAGCGTCTTTGTCTATTAAAGCTCTATTTACTTTATTTTCTTGAAAAATAATTAAATTAGTATCTTCTGCATATAGTTTTTGTATAGACCCTTTGCTAGGATCTACTGTTCTAGTGATGTCTTCACCAGAAGGAAATTGATTTGTTTGATTTATACCTGTTCTAGAGTTTAATATACCAGAGTATATTATAGAGTTACTTAATGTTTCTTGTCTATTGCTCTCAGCTCTTAAAAAAGCCCTAGGAGCTAGACCCGTTTGTACATTATTGTAACCACCTTTTATTCTAGATTCTTCAATATACCAATTAAAAGCGGCATTAACGTCTCCTTGTGCAAATTTTCTTAACACAAAGGTATTATAGTATTTAACAGGTATTGATGCCATATTATTATATAATCACTTGTTTTATTTATTTTTTAGTTAGGGCCAGCAGGTACAGGTAAAACGGTTGGGTACCCAGGAGCCACTCCAGTTGTATTCGTATAAAATGGTGGCGAAACATTGTTAACATATGTTAGTTGGTTAACAGAGCTTGAAGGAGTTGTTTGACCTGGCGAATGAGACCAACTAAGTGAAAAAGAACCGGTTGTATTAGCGTTGTTTCCAGGAATCATAGAAATTGGAAAGTTAACAACAGCGCAAGCTGAAAAATCATATTTATATAGGTTGTTTTGTACTGTACTTTTTTGTCCAGGCCTAACACCACCTTGTATGATATCTTGAAAACCAACGTCTCTTTGGTTTATATTTAAATTAGGTGTTGTTATACCTTGTCGGTTAAAGCGTTGAAGTTTAATACACTGAAGCCTACTAATTGGACCAGCGCTACTACCTAAGCCATTCGTGAAAGTTGTTTGACTAGATGCTTGAGTGTTTGCGTTTATAACATACGTTGAGGCCTGTGAAAAATATGGATAACCATTAGATGCGTTTGCGGTGATGCTTATAGTATTATTTCCATACTTACCCGTTGATGATGGGCTTTGAGTTGTTACAGATGTGCTTTGTGCTGTGGTACTAGTAGCTACAGAGGCTTCAATATATATATAAACATCTTGATCCGTCCAGTTTTGTATTTGATAACGATTGACTCTAGCTGCGCTAGAACCACCATTGTTAACAGTAATACCGTCTCCTGTAAGAGAGCTTGTAGCATCATTATTATTATAAGGTAATATTATAACTTTACCTATAAAAGTAGCTGCACCAACAGAATATTCTATTTTAGCACTATTAGCACCACCTATCTGTGTACTTTGAGCTCCTAGCGTATCGGTTAAGTTCATATAAATTTCATATGAAAAACCAGCTTCATTCATGAAACCTGGCATGTTGCCGTTTATATCAGTTTTTGATTGTAAAATAAAGTTAGCTTGATCATCACTTCCACCAATAGCTCCAAATTGACCTTGTTGAGCTGTTGGAAAATCGTCTGTGCCTTGGTAAGTTTTAACAACATCATTAATATCAGGCGTGCTAGTTGTAGTTATAACTTGTACGTTACCTGTAGTTGCTGCCGTTTTAGTTATTCTATCAATTGTCCAACCTGATGTAAGATTAGCAGATCCAAAAGTTGTTCCTACTGGGGTTGAATCATTTAAATTTACGTTTCTAGCAGAACCATTTCTTCCGCCATTAGACGACGTGTAGTCAACCAATGTTTGAGTTGATTGTGTAATAGTTGGAGAAACAATTGTAGGTGCACAAACAGGTGCTGAATTAGCTAGTTGAAGTGTTAATTGTTGTGAAACTTCCGTTCCGTCTGATTGAACAAAATTAATAGTGAATAAAAATCTACCTCTATTTGTTACGTCTTCGTTTTCTGTAGAAGAACCAGCATAAAATCTATCATTTGTTCTAATTCTATAACTACCTGATTGAGCTCCGGTTTCTAATACAAATCTTCCATCTTGTGGGGTGTTAGTATCTAATGAGCCGGCACTAGCGCCAGAGTTTTGCGGAAAATAACTAAAACATGTAAATGGTATTGAAGGCGATAACGTTGTGTCTACTAAATTCGTACCGCTAGCTACTGGAAAAAAGTCTGAAGTTACTTGTGTACCCAAAGCAAAACTTTCTTCAAACACATATGTAAAAGCACTTATACCTGTTATGTTTGTATTTTCGTTTTCTATATCTAAATTTAAAGATGAAATTAAATCAGCAGTAGATGATTCATAAAATAACTCTAATGGAGAAACATATGGCGATGTTTCATATACAGCTAACCCCATATCTGGTGAATATGGATAGTTACCATTGTTAGTTGATGGAGCTGTGTAAGCCGACTCACCTAATCCAACGGATTTTTGTGTTGCTATTTTAGCAACAAAAGGTTTAGTACTAAAATTATATATAGAAAAAGGATTAACTTTTCCAGTTGCAATAACAGGTGGTAGGACATCACTTACTAAACCTGGAAATATATCTTTTAATCCTCCCACTAAATCTACTTGATCTGCAGAAGCTTCAGGATCTACCTGCTTGTTGAAAGTAGAATATGTAATTGTACTTGATTCAACCTCTGTCATATTAGTTACCCTAGGCCACATTGTCACGTCACTAGTAAACTGCTCTTGATTAGGGCCTACGTCTTGTAGGTTTCTAGGAACTTTATTTATGTTGTCACTTATTAATGTAGTAAACGCTATTTCACCTTGTTCTAAAGTTTCGCCACTAATTGGGTATCCATTTACAATACCAGGAAGATACACATTATAGTAATCTTGTTGTTGTTGTTTTACCGCTGACTTATAAATATAAAAACCTAAAACATTTATATTGTATGTAGCATAAGTGTTTTTTTGATCAAATTTAGAAGGCTCAGGTCTAGCCGCAGGTGTTTCGTCAAAAAGATAATTAGTATCAACTTCTTGTTTTGTAAAAAAAGTTACAGCTCTAACACCATTAGAATCAGATATAGGTGTTACACTAGCTATTTCTGTATAATCTATATATAATCCTTTTAACTTCTTACCAACAGAATAATATTTTGAATATTGAGCTGGAAAATTAGGAAAAAGAGGTCTAGTTGTACTAGATGCGGCTCCTGTCGCGTATTTGTAGTATTTGTCATTAGTGTAAAGAACTTCAAACTTAACAACTTGATTTACCGCAAGACCTGAATTAAAGGTTACTCTAACACTTCCAGAATTATCTAAAACAGTATAAGTTGGTGGAGTTGTTGAAGGGTTTTGTAATATCCATCCATTACCTGAATCTACATATACATTAAAAGTATTTGAAGAAGCTGTTGCATCAGCATAAACTATAGCTGTGTTAAAAACAGTTTGTAGAGCTGTGGGTATAATACATTGTGTTCCTATACTGTGAAAATAAGCATATAAAGCACTTGGTGAACTAGCTGTTTCTGTGTCAACCTCATAGTAATTACCAACAGCATAAGCGCCAGGATAACCATTAATACCTATATCACCTTCTGGTATAGGTTGCAAATATTTTAATTCTAACGTATCCCCAGGCCATGTTGGTAATTGTAAACTACTCCAACTAATTGGTTTATAATCACTATAGTAATTAGAACCTGGTTGTGGGTTTCCATTTTCATCTAAAACACCATCATAATTAGAAAGTATAACATCTGTCTGTCTTCCATATTTATCAACAAGTATTATACCAACTTGATAATTTCTATTTTGTTTCAATGAATGCTGAGGGTATTCAACAAACTGTTGTAAACTTTTATTACCAATACCTACATAATAGTCTAAACCATTAGGTGCGCTATGGCTTTCTAAATAGTTTGAATACATTATTCTGTTGCCAGTAGATTCTTGAGCTAAAGCTTTTACAGGTACTTTGTCAAAAACTCTAGTTGATTGACTATCAGGTAGGGTTTGAATCGGAATTGTTGATTCATAAGAATATTGATAAATATTAGTATTGTTAAGATTTGATATAAAGTTAGAATCTACTTTTACTGTTTCTATAACTTGATAAGCCTGCATGTCTGACTGCTTAATAATTATATCAATAGCTTTTACTTTGTATTTGTTTATTATATCAATACAAGGTAATTCTATATTTAATACAGCATTATTAATAGAGTTCTGCATAAATTCAACAACGCTAGATATGAAAGCTTGATTTTCATCGTCATTAACAAACTCACCTTCTTGATAAGGTATAAAAACATCTTGACTAAAAGGAGCTACAGTAGAATACTCATTGTCATCAAATTTAAACCTATAAGAAAATTTTACAAATTTATCTGATAAATAATCTGGATCACCGTTCCAGCCTGTATAGTTTCCATCTCTTAAAACTCTAACAGAATAACCATCAACAGTAGGTGAAGTACCAGATACATTAATATTTGCTGTGGTATCAAACTTAACATAAGGGGCGCTACTATTTGAAATAGCGTCACTTGTCCAAAATCTAGATTCTGCTGTTAAGTTAATAAACCCATCTGAACTAGTAGTTGTACCGTCTCTAAAACCAGCAGGTAAAACATCTGAACCTATTTGGTTACTTCCAGGTCCTGAACTCCATAAATCGGTGCTTTTATATAAATTAGCATTTGTTGTTCCTGCTGAAATAATGCCATTCCAATCTGCTAATGAAGGTATAGTGTGACCTACTGGGGCTAAACCTCTAGCATCCATAATAGCCCACTTATTATAAAGAAGTCCATATGTTATACCGTTACCATTGTAATTAGCGTAATAACACCAAGAACCTATTTCATTTGTATTTTTTTGATTCCAATCAGACAACGTGGTTGACTCTGGTATCACATCGCCGTTTCTATATTTTTTAACACTTAAGTTATTTTGTGATAATTTGTATATACCTATCTGTACAATTGGTGGATCTTGAGCATCCGACATTGTAGAAGGTTTTGTTGTGTTTGTAAAATTAGCATAATAAGAAGCACCTGCTCTTAAGTTAATAAAAGAAGGTGGCGTGTATGGTGCAAATTTAGCAACAGATATTTGGTCTTCATTTGTGTAATAACCTAGCTTTTGCTCTACGTTTATTTTTCTTGGTTGGTTTCTATTGTCTGTAAAAAACAATTGATTTTCAATTAAACTTATACCGTTTACAAAGTCTTCGCTACAAAAGTTTAAAAAAGAACCTTGAACTAAAACTACGTTTGTGTTGTTTAATGTATTTAAATAACCTATAGTGCAAATAGCAGATAAAGGTGCGTTTTCTTTTGTATTAGTGTGGTTTGTTCTAAAATAATATAATTTATTATTTGCTTCATCAGAATAAAGACCTATTATATGATTACCACTATCAGGTTTTACAGCTGTAGAAGAGTTACCCAATATAGATTCAACAGCGCCAACGTCACTACCTTCTGATCTAGATATAGCTATATTTAAAGCATCTCTGTATTCGTTATTTGGAATTAATCTTTCATCTAAGTCTTTGTTCATTCTAGACTTAATGAAACTATTTTTAGCTTCTGCCATTTCTTAATTTTTTGGTTTCCAACTGCCTTTTCTAGCAAATTCAATCATTTTATTCTTAGCATTTTTACCTTTAAAAGTATAAACCTCTTTTCTTTCACTGGCTTGATCAAACGTTTGATTAGACCAATTACCAGCCTCGTCTCTATATATAGAAGGCCACGCTTTACTTTCATTGTCATCTGCCATTAAATGACTAGATGGTTTATGATTTTCGAATTGAGGTGTGTTATGAAATTCATAATTACCTTGATTACCTGTAACATAAATAGTATTTTCCCCTCTAGACTTTCTAGCGTGAGCTTTTGGAAATAATTTAGGGAAATTATGATGATGCATTTTCTTAGTGTTTAATCCATTTAGATTTACCTCTCATTACTTGAGATATTTCATCTAGTTTTATATTTGATAATCTTATCTTAGCATTTCTTAGTTTAGATATTTTATCCTTTCTTAATCTTTGTACTACATACTCTGGTTGATTTATCCTTCCAGATACTAATGAGTATAATATAGCAGCGTACATAGCTTCTTCAGCCATCTTAGGTACTCTACTATCTAGATCATAAGCTAATCCGTCTGATACATATTCAAGAACAATTAACTTATCAACTAAGTTGCTAGAAAAAGAAAGTTTGTTTTCTCTTTCGTTTATATTAAACCAACCATTACCTTGTGATGCTTGAGGATCCATGCCGTATAACTGACCATATCCGTAACCACCTGTTACACCCCAACCATACCCATAGCCATACCAGTCTGATTCTGAAAAATCATTACCAGTTTGAGCAACTCCATCTACTAAATTAGAGTCCGAGTTGTGCCACCTGTCTTGAGTTATTGAAGTTCCTTCTATATCATTACCAAAATTGTCTTGAGTTGGTATACCTGTAGAGTCTTGAACTTGAGTATAATAAGGACTTATAGTTATATTGTTTGTTGGATATATTATGTGCTTAACACCTAAATTATCTATCCAAGAACATCTAACGTAATTAACATAGTCTTGTGGTAATACTAATGTTAGAGTTGGTGGAACGGTTAATTCTGCCGACTTAATACTTTTTAATGTATCGTAGCTAAACTCTTGCATTGACCTTTTAGCAAAAAATATTAAATCACTTCTTTTTACACGTGGTAATATTTTATCTTGACCAACGTACCCAACTTGAAAGTTGTTTATAATATCGTTTAGTTTAATGTATTGATAACTACCGTAATTATCTTCAGTAGCTTCACCATATGCTTTTTGAGATTCTGTTTGACCATATTTACCACCTGTTAATATTGTTAGTTGAACAACAACATAAGCGTTAACGCCTGGTCCGGCAGCTAGCGTTAAGGTTCTATTGTCAGAACCAACTGACATTTCAGTTAACCATTCTGTATAAGAATTAGGTAGACCTGTTTCACTAGTATATACTTTAAAGTTGTTTAAACCATAATCAACATTGCTTTGATTCCAACTACCTAAATATAACTCTGTATTAAAAGTCGTTACAAATTCTTGATTATTAGCGTTATTAGATAAAGCTCTAAATCCTTGAGCGCCAGAGTAATATTGCTGAGCATTTTCAGTTATAAGTCCATCGTTTGTTGGTTGTATTGCCATGTTATATTAGTTTCTTTCGTTTTGTTTTTCCTGCTGTATTTCTGCTGTAGCTGCTTGAATTATCATAGGATCTTTTATAATAATACCTGCATATTGTAATATTTGTAATATAACATTTGTTTGTTCTGTTATATCTAATTCAAAATCAACAGAATTAGCTGGATCCCAAACATAATAGCCAGCTGTAGAAGAAAAATTCCAAACTACGTCAGATGGTTTTCTTATATATGTGGCTTCAATAGATGAGTTTATAGTTTGAGGGTGTATTATTATTCTTGAGTTTTCATACACAAAGACAGGAAAGTGTTCTGAAGGCTTTGTTATTGGAGATAGTTTCATTAATGCTAGTTCGTTTCTTCTAACCATTTCAACAGCTCTATCTTCTTTATAAAAAACAGTGCCTAATTTATAAAAATCTTTTGGATATAAAACTATTCTTAACGTATTACCAGTAGCTATAGCACCTGAAGTTAATTGAAGTGCGCCGCCTGTTATAGTAAAGTCAGCGTAAGCAGCACCAGCACTACCTGTTGGTGTTTCTAAAGTTACAAAAACAGAACTAGTTTCTACTTGAGCTTGAGTTATTGTTGTGAGAGGGTATGATACTTCACCTGTTAAGGTGGCTATAGTTTGAGTTCCTGATGCTACACCTGAAGAAGATGGGGTTGTAAAATAACCTGGAACCGTATTAGTAGGTGCTGTGTAGGCGCAGGAGCCTATAGTTTTAAAAACATCTAATTTTTCTTGTACGTTTTTATATCTATCACCGTATTCACTGTCATTTTGTGGCACACGCATTTGCTGGTTAATAGTCTCAAAATAAGTATCAACTATTTCTAGTTGAACTTGAGTTGCTAGCTTGTTAAACTCTGAAGGAGTTAAATAACCTCTTTGCTCTTTGTTTATGATTAACAAGATTGTTTTATAAACTTGATCTACGTTTATCGCCATTTTAGTATTTTTATTATAATATTGGGCCCGAGTGAACGAGCCCTATATTAGTATTACATGTTATTTAAACTTTTTCTCGATAGATTTAAATATTTCAACACCTTCATCCGTTTTAAAGAAAGCAGCCATAGCTGAGTAAGGGTTTTCATCAAAAGGAACCGTCATTAGTTTCTTGCCATTTGATGTCCAAGTGAAAAATCTTTGATCTTGAGATAATGATATTATTTTAGCTTCAACAGCTTTTATAGCTACATTTCTTAGCTGAACATTATCATCACTTACAAGTTCTATGAATAACTGCGGGTTTGATCTAGCAAATATAAGTAAATCTCTTTTAAGTTCTTTAGAACTCATCGTAGATACCTTAGATCCTATCTCGACTCTCATTATAGCTTCAGCTGTATCTATATCTACTTGTCTGGCAGCGTTAAGAGCGTCTACTTGTAGGTTTAATAAATCTAATTCATCTACAGCAACTTCAACTGGATCGTATTCATAAAAACTTTTATTTCTTGATGGGTGATATAGCGAAAGCAACCTTTGTAGATTTTGTTTTTCTTTTGGCACCATAAGAACACCATCTTTAAATATAATATGACCTAATGTTGCTTCTCCTTTTTGTTCTTCTACAAATGGAGAATCTTGATTAGTTGCATATCTAATTTCTTTTTGTTTACCGGTTGTTTCATCAAAAAACAATAAAGCGTGTTTTTTCGTGTGTTTAGACGGTATAGTATATGTAAGTGGTTCCATATTGTTTGAAAGAATATATCTTCTATCTTTTATGTCCCACTTCTGTGTGTTTTCTTTTTTCATAATATAATATAATTAAATAATTGATAAAAGTAATAATTACCCCCGTTGATAAAACGAGGGTAAAAATTACATTAATTTTGGATTCTTATAATCCTTTGAACAATACGAAATTGTTAGCAGCTTGTACAACTAAACATCTTTCAGATAGGAAGTTTACTTCCATAGCATCAAGATCAGATGTAAATGCACCACCAGCAGAACCAGTTAACCAAGACTTCATACGTCTGTCATCTCCTTGAGATGCTCTATAACGTACGTGTAAGAATGGTCTTCTAATGTTTGTTCCTAGAATTTGATCGTAAACTGTAGAAGTTCCAGCAGGAATTAATACACCTTCAATAGAAGAAGGTCCTACCATAGCACCTCTTGTAGAAGCATCATTTAAGTATTTCCAATCTGTTTTATAGAAGTCGTAAGATCCTCTACGGAATCCGCTAAAGCCTAAGTTTAAAGCCATTTCTTCAGAATTTTCAAATAATCCAAAAGCAGTACCTCCAGCATATCCGCCAGAAATAGAAGCTAACATATCGTCAAAATCCAAAGCAGTTTGTCTTTGTAAAAATAGCATGTTTTCTTCAATAGCTCCTTGAGTATCTAAGTTTTTCAAAATAGCATCAAAAGAATCAATTCCTGCAGCAGCAGTAAATCCTGTGTTTACATTACCTCTATTTGAGATAGCAGCAAACATACCTTCTGTACCATTTACTTTAGCAGCAACAGCAGCAGTTCCAGTAGCGATTTCACCTTCTACTAACGCCATTTCTAAGTAATCTTCAAAACGTAATCTTGTTTCAGATTCAGCTTTTAAATACCATAAATACCCAGAAGTTCCATCTTCAGTTGCAACTTCAACCCAACCTATTTGTGCCATATCAGATCCGTTTACAACGTATTTATTTCTGATTATGATAGGTGAGTTACTAAATTGACTAAACTGAGGATCAACACTAATATATCCATCTGTTTGAGTAGCTGAGTAATTAGGTGTAGAAGAACCTTTTTGGTATTCAGAACCATATACAAATACTTTAACAGTACCTGATAATCCAGCAAGAGCAATAGTGTTAGCCGTATAAGGTAAAGCAGTTATTTGCCCTGTTCCAGCTCCACCAGGAACTGATGCGCTAACATAACATTTTACTTCAGCTCCAAAATCGTCCATTACCACAACAGTTGCTCCAACAGAAATAACATTTAGTACATCAGCTGGTGTTCCAGTAAATGCAATAACGTTACTAGTTCCATAAGCAGGTGTAAGTCCGTCATACGCAATGTGTAATCTGTTTTGTTCAGACCAGATTACTTGATCAGAAGTCATTGGCATTTCAGCACCAACCATTCTTAAGAATCCAGATAACGTTCTGTTTCCATAACGCTCTACTTCTTGTTCATATACTTCAGGTAGATATTGCTGTGCAAAATCAACGAAATCAGCACCAGTCTTATCAGTCCACTGTAAGTAGTTACTGTTTAATATTTCTTGTGATTGAGATGGGATTATACTCCCAAATTGTTTGTTTAAACTCATAATTTTAAGTTTTTTTAGTTAAATTTTTTACTTTTTATTTTTAATTTAGAAGAATCAGCGCCACTTATTGCTCTAACTTTTAATCCATTAACAAAAACATTTCCACTATTATTACCACTTTCTTTTCTTGTTTCAGTAGTAATATTTTTAGACTTAGCCACCACGTCTTTAACCGCGTCAGCTTTACCTTGTTCATAAAAATGTCTAGCTATAGTATCTGAGTTTCGTGCAGCATACATGGCTTTATGATATCCCTTTGGGTCAGTGAGTTCATTTTTTTCGTTTAAGAACGTCTTAACGAAATTACTAATGTCTAACTGATTTTCAATAACATCGGTTCTGTTTTTTACGCCGTATCTAAATTTTTTCTCTCCTAAGTCAAAATCGAAACCTTCAAATTCATCGTTAAAAGTATTTTTAGTTACACGCTCAAATTCTTCGCGTTGTTTAGATATCATTCTTTGATCTTCATTATATCTATTAAAAAAGTCAGTTGCTTTTTGTTGGTCTGGACTTAAAGATGATTTCAACTTGATTTCATCATAATATTTATCCTTAAGACCTTCTAAATAGCTTTTGGCTTTTCCAATTTCTTCTTTATATGCTAGTTTTTTCTTTCTAACATCTCTTTCTTCGTCTTCATCTTCATTGTATTTAAAGTTATCTTCTAACAAGAAATTAACTTCATCATATTCTAAATGAGGACGCGTGTTTTTATAATACTCTCTAAGTAAAGTGTCACTGTCAACATTAGAATAATCAGCGTTTAACCTAACGTAATCTTCTATTGTTGAACCAGGTATTTCTTCCATAAAAGAAACTAACTTTTCAATGTTTTCAGGTAGTTTTTTACCTAAAACTTTTTCATCTCTTACAGCTTCTTTTATTTCTTTTTTTACTTCTTCTACTTTTTTATCAGTAGCTTTTACTTCTTGTATTTCTTTAATAACATTCTCAACGGGTTTTTCGTCTCCTTGTCCCACTGCTTGCAATTCCACCTCGGATCGTTTTTCGCGTAGCACGCTGCTCTCTGTTTCTTGCTTTTGAACGGCATCTGTTTTTTCTTTTTTTGTTAAGTCAACCTTTATAGGTTCTTCTTTATTAACCGCAGCAAGATCCATTTTTATAGTTTCTACTGGGGTTACTAGCTTTTTCGGAGCTTTTTTCTTTGACTTCATTTTAAAGTCACCTTCCTGCTTAACAGGTTCATTTGTTTTTTCTGACATAATATAATATAATTAAAAAATTGATAATTGTTTATCTAGGATCAAATTGCTCTAATCCAAAACCACCTAAGTTATCAAATCCAGCGGATTCAAACTCTTGTGGTAATGTGTTGTTTTGTCTTTGGTTTATTAATTTAGACTCTTGAGTACCTTGCATTTGTACTCTATTATCTTTTCTATTTTCTATTTCAGACTCTTTTTGAGTCTCAGCTTTAGATTTTATTTCAGCTAATTGTATATTGTATTGAAACTCTTCCGCCATTAAACCTTTTTTTATCTCGGCTTCTTGTAGCATCTTTTTTATTTCAAGCTGCATTTTAGATGTTTCTATTTGAATTGTAGTCTCAGCAAGAGCCTGCTGCTTGTGCATTTCTGCTTCAATTGCTTCTTGTGAAGCTTGAGAATTAGCTTGTGCCTGTGCTTGAATATTAGCTTGTTGGTTAGCTTGGTCTTGTTTTGCTTTTTGTTTTCTTTTTTGCTTTAACAAAGCATTAGCAAGTTTCATGTTTTTAACTTGCCTGATATCTATTGCATCATCTAAGTCTATACCTCCGCTTTGAAGAGCTATTTGTATATTTTGTTCTAGTTGAGCTTTTATTTCTTCGTCTGGTTCTAGTTCTAAAAATATACCAAAATCTTGAAGATTTTTTTCTTGCAACTCTTCTAAAGTACCTGTATTATAAGATGATATAGAGTCTATCAACGCGGCTCTAGTTAAAGGATAACCTAAAGCATCAGCTATTCTTAGTGATATATTCTCACACGTTCTTAGTGTTAAGTATAAACCACCTTGCATTACGTGTCTAAGTGCTGTATTAGAATTTGCTGCTGCCATTTTCTGTAAACCAACTAAAGCGTGAGCATCAGGAGTACTAGCGTCTGTTGCTTCATTAAGCCCTGTTACATCACGTATCATTTGTAAATAGTATTGATACGTTTGTATTAAGCTTTGTATTTTAGCACCTCCACTACCTGTTTGTAGTTCTTGAATAGGCACTTTACCTCTATTTAAATCACCATCTTGCGTCATTGACCTACCAACTATAGAACCTGTTTGGAAATACATGTTAAGTGCTTCTTGAGCATTATAGTTTGTTCCATTACCTAAATCAACTTCAGCTAATCCATCTACGTCTACAAAAACACCATCTGGTACCATTCTAGACAACACTTGTTGTAACTTTAAATGAGTTAATTGAATCATATCAGCAAAACCAGTTACTCTGCTAACTGTTGATTCTATCATACCTTTATACATGCGTGGTGCACATATAGAATAATTCATATTAACTTTAGTTAAATTAGAATTAGGTCTAGTCATATTTTCTGACATTTTCCACTCTAACATCATTTCGTGGCCTAGTATTTTAGCACCAGTATATAAAACTTCTATAGCTCTACCTACTCTTTCAAAATTATCATTTGGTTGAGGATTAAACGTGTCTGGTTTTTCTAAAGCTTTTTCTAATCCTTGCTCTGTTTGTTTTATTTTAAATATTTGATTTGAATATGTTTTATATTCAAAATACAATACTTGAACTTGATTTTGAGAATCTTGTTGAGCATAAAAGTTTCTAGTGTAATTAGCATCACCAGGAAATTTTTCTATTTTTTTCAACTCTTCGTCTGATAAGCTAGGAAATTGCTTTTTTAATTCAACTAAACTTATAGACTTAACTTCACCTGCATAATATATGTCATCAAAATTAGGGTCTTCTGTATAAGAATAAACTAAATTAGCTGGGTCAACATAATTTATTGTAACGCCATTAGCTAAATTAAAATCTGTTTTAACAGCACTTATACCTATTATTGTTAAATCTTGAATTAATCTTTTCTTTATTAAATCATATTTATTAAAAGCTAAAACATTCTCAATAGCTTCTTCTTCTGCTATTTCAATTGACTGCTTGTAACTTAACTGCATGTGAAGATCTAGTTCTTGTTGAGTTTCAGGTATGTTATTAGGGTCGTTGCTGTTAAAGAAATCCATGCCTGTTGCTTGGTTAGTAGCTTGTATTATTTCTTTAGCGTACATATCTCTCATTATAGAGTCTGCATATTTTGTTCTTTTCTTTAACGACTCTGGATCTTGAGCAAAAGCTTTTATGTCAAATATTTTTTGAGACATACCATTAACTATAATATCAACAAATTTAGGTATTATAGGCACTGGCTTCCAGTCTAAATTTAAATAAGACAAATCACCATTTATAGACAATTCATCTTTATATTTTTGAACAGGTTGTTCACCTCTAGCATATAATCTTAGTCTATGAAAATTTAACCAACTGTTTTGATACCTATTACCTAGTCCACCTCTATCTCCAGAAAACCACTCTCCTTCAATAGCTCGTCCTACGGCGTAACCATAATCATAACCTTGCTTTTCTTCATCAGATACTACCTGACTAGGAAACGAACCTACGTAATTGCTATAAATCATTTATCTTATTATTTTTGAACTAAATCCTTTGTTATCATACTTTTTAAAACCTAAAGGTTTTTGCTCTAATTGTCTTTTAAAAACTGGAGTATATAAATTTTTATTGCACGCCATTAAAGCTAAACCAGAACTAATAGAAGCATCGTGCTTTGTTCTATTATTTATATCAAACCTTGACCAGTCTTCTAATGTTCTTTGAAAATAAATATCTCCATATCTACCATCTAAATTACCTACATAGTTTTCTATATAAGACTCTATAGCAGCAGCATGAGCTTGCTTTATATCTTGACTAGAGTTAGGTATACCACCTATTTCTCTTTCTGTTATAGATAGCTTCATATAAACCTTATCTGGTCTATTCATACTATAACCTCTGTAACCTCTTCTTTTGAAATGATATAATAATCTAGGTTTATTGTTTTCAGCTAATATTGGCATACCATAAAAAACACAAGCCATAAGCACATCTTCAAAAAATATTTCAGCAGTTTGTGGTCTAGCTATGTATTCTAAGAAAAATAAACTATTAGGTACTTTTTCCATTGAAAATTTAGTTAAACCGTGCAGTGAACCGTTAGAACCTCTTGAGTCAACTGTACCAGATATATCATATGGATCACATCCAAAAGCTCCACAATGTTCATTACCAGGGTATTTTAAACCATTTTTTAAAATAACTCTATTTTGTAGCTCTATAGGTGGAACCCATGTTACTAAAAACCTACCGTTTTTGTTAGGTACAAATAAAACACTACTGTCTTGTATTCCGTTTTGCCATTGAAAAGAACCTTTTGTAACTAATGATTCGTTTCTTACATCTTGATTATAATCTATTTGCTCATATATCTTTGTCAAATTAAACAAAGATTGTTTTGCTTCATCTCTAAAAGCGTGTTGCTCTGTTCTTGGGAATTGTCTGTAGAATTCATTTAAACCATCTTGGTCTTTTTTTAATCCATCTACTTCGTTTTGCCAATATTCTATTACACCTATTCTTATTCTTTTTCCTTGCGGACTAAATCTATCTTTTTTTGGATCTTCGAAGACAGGTAAGCCATAAGAATCAATGTATCCTTCGTAGTTCCATTCCATAGGTATGAACAGAGAATATAATCCTGAGCGAGTCTCTCCATTGGCGTTTCTTTCCTCAACATTTGAATCATAATATAATTTTTTAAAATTACTACCACCCTTATCTAAAGCGTTAGAGGTAGAACCCATCATACACTTACCTATTATTGTACCACCTAATCTTAATGTTGTTTTTGTAACTCTCCAGTTGTTGAGTATATTATTTGGCTTTTCCCATTTACCTGATTCATCGTGTACTAGAAGTTTAAGTTTTTCTCCATCATAGGAATTGTCACCTGTATTTTTCCAGTCGATGGTGGTGTCAAGCCCTGTGATTTCTGCAATGGCTTCATTGGATTCAAGTTTTCTTCTTGTGAATTTTGACGCGGGTACTCTGTACGCGAGCTCGGTTTTTGGTCTGTCCATACCGTCCTGGATTGGTTTGAAGAAGAAGGGATAGTTAACGGAAATTGGTACAACCTTATCTGTGAACATCTTTTTAGCATCGGGACCAGATTTGGACAGTATGCCGAACCGTGAATCCGTTGATATTGTCGCAAGGTTAACTGACTCAGCTGAGGACATAAATGAGAATCCGCTTCGACGGTTTTTAAGATAACACATTCCATAACACCTGTCATCTGCTTTGCAAGCTTCCCAGAATATGTAGAATAATCTGTTTGACTCCCTAAAGTCTGGCTGCCCAACGTCAATTTTGCTCCACTGCAAGTACATATAGTGAGTACCAGTAATGTAAGTAGCCACGTTTTTATTATTGAACCAAAAACCTTGTTCTCTTTTATTAAACTCATTATCGATGTAATCATACCATTTTTCTTTAAAATTAATAGAATACTCTTCCCAATCAAAAACAGATTTAATCTTTTTTAATTCTTTAGGATATTCAGTGTATTCCCATTTATTAGAAACAAACCCGTGAGGTTTTTCTGGTTTTTTAGGTAAAGCTATTTTTAAATTTTGTATTTCATATACTTCACCTACAGTTCCATCTTTGCTTATTACAATTATATCGTGCTCTTCATTATATCCATACTCCCATTTATTGTACCTATTCATTCTATTAAGAACTTTTGGTTTAATGTGGTTTTTTAATACTTTATATAAACTTTGAATATACATTACTTAGATCTACCTTCTGCAAAACCTTTAAAAGTTCTTTCTTCTTTAACTTCTTTAGGCTTATTATTTAATAAATTCTCTTCTTCCTCGATACGGCTTAATATTTCAAATGCATCAAATATAGCTAGTTTTTTAGTTGCAGCCGCGTTTTTTAATCTATCAGCAGAAATATCGTCGTCTGAATCAACAATAGCTTCCTTAGCAACCTTTATTAATTCCTCAACCGCTACGTGCCCAGCTTGGATTATATTCTTTTTCGTTTCCTTGGTATTCATATTTAATTACAATATCATTAGATTTCATACAATAAAGTCTTTGCCCTTCTATTAAAAACTCCCATTCACTATTTGGCGTATAACCAACAAGATCTCCAGATGTTATTTCTAGCGCGTTTAAAGAGCTATTGTCGTATTTTAATACACCAATAAGGTCTTTTTCTTTTTTGTTGCTAAACTGATCGTTATTAATTATAGGCATAACAAAACATCTATCACCGATAGACTTCCATGTTGAGTTATTTTTATATAAATATATTTGATCTAAAGCACAAAAATATAAATCTTCTTTAAAAAAAGATCTACTTTTTTTCTTAACACCTTTACTGTTATAAAAAGTTCTAAAAACATTTTGATGTATAACAACGGTATCACCTTTTTTTATACCAATATCAAATGCTAGAGGTGTTTCCACAACAATAGCAAGTCTATTAACAAATTTCCATCCTTCTATTTTTGTGTTTAAATATAACTCTTTATTTTTTATGTTTATTTTATTATTATATTTTTCACCTAAAGGTTTAACTATAAAGTCATATATACTTTTCATTAATACTGTAGATCATACTCAACTGATATAGCCATGTTAGAATTAAATTTCTTCCATGGCAATACCTCGTCTTTTTTCTTTATATGTATATTATAAGAATTATCTTGCTCTTCAAATATTATATGCGATATCTCGTGACCGCCATAAACTTGTTGACCAATAGAATAATGCATAGCGTCGTTTTTATAATCAGAACCTATGCTTATTTTTCTTATATTATTTTTCATCTTCTTCTACAATCTCTTCATATGTACCATCTTGTAAGTTAATATTTACTTGACCGTACTCTTCTTCTAGTCCTTTCTTTGTCTCTTCTATTTCTTTAGATAATAAAGATATTTGACCGTGAACGTTTTGTTTTTGAACATCTAAAACACCTATAGTTCTCAAAGCTTCCTGTAGCTTACCTTGTTGGTCTTGAACTGTCTTAAGTTGTTCTTCTGTAATTTTTTTTGTTAACTCTTTTACTTCACTCATAATTTGATTTTATTTGATTATTAATATTTATATAGTTACTTGTTTTGTTTTTATTTTCCTACTATAAAGTCACTTACTGTTACACCAGTGCCTGCCACAGCTGTAACGTAATCAACAACTACTGGAAGTATTGATCCAGATTGTAAACCTTTAAATTCTATTACTTGTGAATTACCTGGTAGTCTTACGCTTATTGATGCGTCAGCTGGCATTACACCGCAATATATTACAGATGAATTTAGGTTAGTACCTAATGTTCCACTTTGGTTTTCAAATGCCCAAGCTGGTCTAACGTCAATACTAGCTATCATAGCCGCCGTCAAAGGCATAGCTTGACTTATAGTAGAGTCTTGTATTTTAAATTGTCCCATTTTTAATCTTTTTTATTTGTTATTTTTTTTGCTTTTTCCCAAGTTCTACCAACAAAATAAGCACCGTAAACAGTTACTAATAATGTTTGAAATATTGGTATATATTCTTCTGCTATTTTAAACTCTCCTACATTACCGTGAAAAAAAGCGCAAGCAGTAAATATAACAGTTAAATATATAAGCACTAAAGGTCTTATGTTCTTTGACAATATACTGTCTGACTGCATGTCTGACTCCCATCTTTTAGTAACTTGCTCTTGAGCTTTATTATCTGCTTCTTCTAATATTTTTTGTATTTCTTTTTTTATTAAAAGCTTTTCTTCTTTAGTAGTAGTTAGTTTATCAATAACTTCACCAACCTCTTTTATAACGCTACCACTTAACCATTCCCATATTTTTTTCATAGTTATTTGCTTTTCATTGCTTTTAATATTGAATAATAAGTTTTACTCATAAAATAAGTATGTTGAGCTAAAGAATTAGCTTCTGTATTAATTGTTTTATAAGCACCGGTTGAACTCTTAGCGAGTTTAAGTTGATTTTCATGAACTTCATTCATTAAAGAAACATTTTTAACAGCGTCTTTAATTTGTTTAACATATTCTTTTTGAGCACTTATAATAACAGTAGGATCATATGGATCACTACTAATTATTTTATCTTCTTTTTTTTCAAAAGCAGAATAAGTAAAAACAATAGCTTCTGTTATCATACCTATGGTTAATAATAAAGAACCACCTTGCCAGTGTTGAATTTTAAACAAAGCTCCTAAAATAACGATTGCAGCTCCAATTCCATAAAGCATGTTTGTTGCACTTAAGTTTTTTAACATAATATTTGATTTAATTATTATAAAGATTCAATATATAATCTCTATGTAAATAATTACATATTAGTTAAGTTTATTACATTACTGTTGTTCTTGTTCTTGTTCTTTATTTTGCGAAAGCATAGCGCTGGCACCTATTATTGGAGCCACAGATAATGGTAATTTGTTTAGTGAGCTTGATAATTTTTTCATGTTTTCCATCGAGTCATCCATAAAATCAAAAATTCTATGAGCACTAACATTTGCAGTTGAGCCAGGGGCAATAGTAGCTTTGCTAATAACTGGGTTTGATTTAAAATGTTTTTTTGCTTTTAATAAAACATTTGGCGTTATGTTATCATATTCATGTTTCAAAAAACCACCATCTATTAGACTTTGCCTTAATTCACCTGCAAAAGCTAATGGTTCTTTTCCTGCAGAACCAGTTTGAAAATAATTATAATCAAACAACTGATCTCCTATAAATTTATCAGAAACTTCTATATAATCATCTAAGGCTTGTTGACCTTTGCGATACCCTTGCATAGAATATCCCTTTTCGCTTCCCATAGCGTGAACATCTCTAGCTTCTATAAGGTCTTGAACAGTTTGTTCGTATTTTTTTATAGCTTTATTTGGTTTAATTATAGCACGAAGTTCATCATCAAGAGGCGTTACACGACCTGCTTGACCACCATGTTGTATTTCATGTGCCCACGTTTGTTTGTTTTTAGTTCCTTTACCTCCTAATACAAAAACCCCGTCGTTTAATTGTGAACTTTGTTGAGGTCCATAAATAGCTTCACCTATAGGGTTAGTCATCTGACTTGCTGTACTACCATCTATTTGACCACCAAAAGTTGCATTATTATTTAAAAAATTTTCTGGAAGTTTGTCACTATATAATAAATCTGATCCTTTGCTATAATTTAACTTACCACCTTCTATTGCATCTTTTGCTAACTCATTTATGTTAGGTTTAGATAATTCTTTTATTCTAAAATCAACGTTTTTCATTGCTTGAGTACTTAAGTCATCGCTGAATAAGTTTTTTTGATTTTGCAAAACACCTCCTAATGAGTTTTCAGTAATACTTAAGTTTGGATTTAAAGGATCTTGATTTCTTATCCAAGGATGATAATGTGATTTAGGATTTTTAATTAATTCTCCTGTAGATTCAAGTTGACTTTCTAAATAACTGAGTTCTTGATCAAATAATCTTTTCCTACCTTCTGGTGAATTAATTCTTTCAATTAAAGCTTCTCTTTGAGCAGTGCTCATGTCTGCTCCTTCGGCCAAACCAGAAAGTGTATTATACATATCTTCCTTAACTTTAGGCTTAAACCTTCCAGTTATTTTATTCCAAGTACTTGCGTTTTCTTTGCCAAATTTTGTAACCGCATTAGCAGCTTTGTTATCAACGTTTTTAACAATATTATTAAAAACTTGCCCCGTAGGTTTACCTAGACCAGCTAAAGGATTAAGAGCATTGTTTAAAATATTTCCCATATAACTAGCTGCTCCTTTAGCTCCAGTACCTACACCTCCAGCACCTATCATACCTAACGCAGTATTAACAGTTGCTGCTGGAACCATATCAACACCCATTTTAGTTTTAGCTTTTAGTTTATCAAAATAAGACAAGTTAGGATCTTGCCTCATTGTTTCTATATCTTTAGCTAACTGTGTTGTGTTTCCAGTATTAAAACCTAAAAAAGAATTAATACCCATATCACCTAAAACAGCAGAGGGATCATTTAAGTAAGCTAGAGGTCTTTCTAGTAAGCTTAATGATGCGTTGTTTATTTCTTCGCCTCTTTTACTTTCTATTGCTGCTTGTTCTTTTTCTTGTTCTGTTACAGCTCCTTGGCTAATACTTGCTCTGTTTTTGTTTTGATTTTCCTGTATTTTTCTTACCTTTCGCTCTTTTATTACGGCCGCGTTATTTTTTAAATTTTCTGAAGATATATTGTTATTTTTTCTAAATTTTTCTACAGTTAGATTATCTGAAGTATTTTGGTTTTGTAGTCTTTCGTTGACTACAGGTTCTTTACTAGCAAGCTTATGTGCTAGTAAACCTTTAAAATCTTTTTTACTATGAGGTTTACCGTCATGCATTTTAAGTGGACTGTGATTAACACCACTTTGTAATCCTTTAAAATAATTTTTCTTAAATGCCATATCTACGCGTCTTTAGTTTGACTATAAGCCTCTTTTTCCCATGGTAAGTTTTTAGCACCTTCATTCATATCGTCTCTTGAAAACTTTTTTCCTTCCCAATAAACGTTATCTTCATCGTAGCTTAGCCTACCGTCTTTTATCTGCTTAATGTGTACCATTTCATGGTCTACAACTTCTTGTTGTTGTTTTGGATCTTTAATGTCTTTATTTACAAGTATGCTACCATTATTAGTAGCCATACCTAATGTGCCTTCATCCATATCAACGTGTAATATAGGTGTATTGCCTGATTCTTCATTATATGGAGATCCTTTCATCTTAAAACCCATTTTTAATGGAGATGTTCTTTTTTCCTTAGCGGCTTTAAAAGCAGCGTCATTACCGGTTCCAGAACCACTTCTACCACGCATTTTACCCCATTCAGGATTATGCATCATAGAGCTCCAACAGTGTTTTATAGGTGAACTCATATATTGATTTTTTTAAAATAAACCCCGCAACTATTTAGCTACGGGGATATTTGTTTTTTTTTAAATTAAGCTACTGCTACTGCTGAAATTGCTACTCCAGTTGGTAATTGTACTTTAGCTTTGATACCCCCTGGGTTAGCTGTCATAGCCGCGTTACAAGCGTTTAATACATCAAGACCTTTACCAGCAGATGTTGTAAGTGCAATATGCTTTCCTCCTGTTCCTAAAAATAGTTTAACAGTGTTAGCAGCACTACATACTCCTAGTGATACATCTTCTACGTTGATTAATTTTTTTCCAGCTTCGTAAGCAGTTGAGCTTGTTACTGGGATTTCGATAAATTTTGCCATTGTGTTTGTGTTTGTGTTTGTGTTTGTGTTTGTGTTTGACTTGGGTTTTACAGTTCCCTACTGTTTTATTTTTTCATACCGCACATTGATGAAATACCTTTTTTCATCAACATAGCTGGTTTACCTAAAGCTTTCATCATAGCTGCTGGTGCTCCGTCTCCTGCGTATCCAGCATCTCCACCTACTATTGATTGTGAATTAGATGTCATGTCTTCCGCTAAAACGTTGTGACCCATGTCGCCAGACATTTTAGGAGCTGCATCAACAGCTGCTTTGAATTTAGGATTATTATCTAACTTTCCTAAGTCAGAAGCTTCTCTAAGACCAGAATTAAATTTAGCTGCTGGTTCTCCGTACATCTTAGGTGCGTGATCGCTGCCACACATCTTAGGGGCATGCTTATCGTGCTCACTGTTTTCTAGATAATGTAATCTAGCCTTATCTGTTAAGTCTTTATTATAAGCTTCTTTAGCGTCATATTTTTGTCCCGAGTATCTTGGGTGATTTCCTGAGTATTGTCCCATTTTTTTATTTATTTAAGTTTATCTAATATGTTTGTTGCTTTTTTACCAATCATATGTTTAGCTGTTTTTGCAAAAAGACTTACTTTTTCACTAAAAGTTTTTGGCACAGTATTGTCATACTTCCAGTCTAACTTATTGTAAACATCTCTTCTTCCCTCACTACCAGGAGGATTGTCTTTTAACATTTGGCTTTTAATAGCGTCTACTCCTTTACTTTTAAGATCAGAGCTAGACACTTGTATTGAAGAACCGTCGTCTTGCAATACGTTTTTTTTATCGTGATGATTTTTAATTGGTGATGGCATTGTTATATTTTTTTTAGCATTTCCAACGCTTACGCGCCGCTTTACCTCTTTCGCCAGTCCAACCTTTGGACCTAGCACAAAATGATTTTCTTCTTTTAGCAGCTTTGCTACCTGGTTTTACGTCACCTGTAACTGCTGTCTTTAATTTACTACCTGGGTTTTTTCTTCTATATTCTTTAACGCCTTTACTGGTCATGCCAGCGCCTTCCTCCTTTGTTCTAAAGTTTCTTCCTTTACCCTTAGTAGTTTTTCTTATTTCCTTTTTTGCACGTTTTTTTTTTAATGGACCGTCTAAAACGTCACCTTCCATTTTTACAGGAACACAATTAGGAACTTTTTTACCTCCTTTTGTTTTCATACCTACCATTTCGTAGTTTTTCCAACAAGGCCCTTTTTTTTGCAAAGGACTTGTTTTAGCCGAGTGTTGAATTTTACCTATAAACATATTATCCTAATTTAGCGCGTTTAGTAATTGGTATACTAGATTCACATGTACGACAAGGAGCTTTTAGTATTTGCATACCGCTTATGCCTGAACTTGAACCTTCTCCATGAGATCTTCCTGTTTGATCTAAAGGACCATCCCAAACGTGAGATTCTCCAACTATACCAACTTTAGTTCCTGGTTTTAATTTTTCCATTGCTGGATCATATTTTGAATGATGCATAATTTATGTTTTTATGTTGTTTTTTTATTTTTTTTTGATTTAAAAGCACCTGCTATTTTACCTAAAGCGTGTCTTACTTTACTATCACCACCTCTATTTGTAAAATCGTCATATTTTTTTTGTATTCTAGCTGCTTTGTTTACTTTACCAGCGTCTTTTGCTTCTTGTATTCTAGCTTCGTAAGTTTTGTTGTCTTTTTTCCAAGCACCAGTATATGAATTCATATGTGGGTTTGTAACCTCTATCTTAGTTTGAGTTGACGGATTTTCTAAAAAATCATATTTGTTTTCACTATTTGGAGTATTGTTTATAGTAACAGATGGTGTTTTAGAACTGCTAGATGGGTTCGAATAAGAACCAGTTAAATTAGAACCTGTTGAATCTGTTGGTAATGGTGCTAATCCAGGCATAGAGTTATAAACACCTTTAGTATCTCTGTTGTAGTTTGTTTTACCTCCACTAGAAGCAATGTCTCCTAAGCTTTTCATAGAATTTTTTAAAGTATCTAAAGCGCTATACGCAGATCCAGGAGGATTTGTAAAAGCTATAGGTGAGTTTGCTTGTTCTTGAATGTAAGAAGGTACTATACCATTATTTACAGCAGCATTTCTTTCCATGTTATTTCCATACATAGCATTAGCATTAGATACTGCGCTTTGACTGAAAGTGCTAGGTACATTTGATTGGCTAGGTATTATATTAGGTGCACCTGCTGGTCCAAATTGGTTTAATTCTTGCTGTGATTTCATATATTGTGATTGTTTTTGATCCATAAACTGTTGCATTGTTAGTTGGCCAGAATGTAAAGACGGCTTAGATGTTCCAAGAGGATCATATACGTTTTGGTTATTACTTATATCAGCACCATATTTATCAACGCTTTTTTGTTGAAAAGTTGGGTCATAATAAACAGAACCAGGAACGGATTTCATTGAATCAATTCTAGCTTGATCTGCTATTTTTTTTTCTTCAACTTGATTTGCTAATTGAGTTCCGTGAGAATATAATCTATTTGATCTAAAGCCCATTTTATCTATTTTTATCTTTATTAACATTATAAATAGCTTTTGTAAGTACTTTATCAGTATAACTTTTGCATTTTATAATGTTATTTCTTCTAATGCTAGTAGGTATATCTTCTTCACCTAACATTATTTTGTATATTTTATTAATAAGTTGCTTAAATTTAAAAGATACTTTATATATATTATATTTTTGAGTTGTTCTATTTCTATTTCTCCAAACAACAATCCAATCTTTGTTTTTAAGCTTATTCCATCTTCTATTATTCCAACTGTATGAATAAGTACCTTTTATAAAATCTTTTTTAGTAAAGTACTCTATAGAATCTAAATATATCAATAACTCAAGCTCAGCATCTGTTAAGCCGTTGTTTTTACAAGCCCATTTGCGTATTATACGGTAATGTTTTAGCAGGTTTAATTCTTTCAAATCATCTGCATCTAGCTTTCTCATTTAACAACGACCACATCTTGTGATTTTATTATGTGGTATATTTTTTTATTAAATTCTATTTTATGACCAGCGTGCCTATCAAAAAATATTTCATCTTTTTCTTTAACTCCCTCTACATCCAAGCCTACACTAATTACTTTAGCTTCTCTGTATCTTAAATCTTCTTTTTGATTTTCTGAAAGAAGTAAACCACCTTTTGTGGTTGTTGTACCTTCTTTTTTTATATCTATAATTAAATTTCTACCTATTGCTTTCATCTATTCTTAAATTATTGATTACACAATTTGTAGATAAAATAGTTGTTGCCACAGAAGCCGCATTTTTTAAAGCGCTTTTAGTAACTAATAAGGGATCAATTATTCCTTGATTAGTCATATTTACCATATTTCCTGTAACCACATCTAAACCAAAACAATCATTTTTTGGATAATTTATTTTTAGTCCAGCGTTTGTTAGTATTGTTTCGTAAGGAGCTTTAATAGCTTTAGCTAAAACCTTACCTGCAATAGTTTCTGCATTTATATGGTTAGAAGCATTTAACAAAGCTATACCACCTCCAGGAACAATACCTTCTTTAACAGCGGCTTTTGTAGCACAAATAGCATCTTCAACCCTATCCATCTTCTCTTTAAGTTCTATTTCAGAATTAGCACCTACTTTTACTACAGCTATCTTTGAAGATAACATTGCTAATCTTTTTTCTAAACTTATTATTTGATCAGGTATCTTACATGTTAAAAGCTTTTTCTTTATGTCTTTAATTATTTCAAAGCACTCGTTATTCTGAGATTCAAACTGAAGTATAGTATCTTGATCGCTAGTTATTGATTTAAAACATGCTCCTAAGTGTTCTATTTCAATTAAATCCATATCGTCACCTAAATCCTCGTTTATTAAAGTAGCGCCAGTTAGAAGCGCTAGATCATCAAACATTTGTTTTCTGTTTACACCTAAAACTGGTGCTGATATAACGTTTACTTTTATGTTACCTTTAGTTTTATTCATTGCTAAAGCAGATAAAACCTCGGGGCTTAAGTCAGCTATAATTAATAATGGTTTATTATTTTTTATAACATATTCTAAGACACTTTGTATTTGTCTTATGTTTTCAACGTTATTTTCTATCAACAAAACTAAAGGGTTGTTTAGTTCTGCTGTTTTTTTAATTTTATTAGTAACAAAGTGAGGGCTTAATAATCCTTTAAAATACTGAGAGCCTTCTATTGTTTCTAACTCTGTTTTATCAGAGTCTGACTGCTCCATCATTACTACACCTGTATTATTTACAGATTTAAAAGCTTCACCTATTAAGTTACCTAGTTTTTTATCATTATTAGTAGATATAGTAGCTATTTGATTAACCATGTTATTCTTTATGGGTTTTGATATTTTACATAAATACTCTATAACCTCATCAACAGCTTTGTTTATACCTTCTTTTAACTCTCTATTGTTTGTTTTTTCTTGTACTTTATAAGCCTCTTGCAGTATTGCGTAGGCTAAAACAGTGGCTGTGGTAGTGCCGTCTCCCGCTTCTTTTACAGTTTTTTTTGCAGCTTGCTTTAATAAGTTGCAACCTAAGTTTTCTACTGGGTTTCTTAACACTACGCTTTCAGCGACTGTAACTCCATCTTTTGTTATCATTGGGTTTCCAAACTGGTCTTCTAATAAAACGCAACTACCACCAGCTCCTAAAGTTGAGCTAACAGCTTTTGCTAGTTTTTCTATACCAATAAAAACCTCTTCCTTAGCTTGTTTTCCAAAACTAAGGTTTTTTACTATTTTGTCTGACATTTTGAATTAAATTAAATTGAATTAAATTGTTTTTATTTAAATGTTTTTACAACCTTTGGCCCTTTAGTATACTCTATTTTTTTAGAGTAATGACTTACAGAACTATCTATAGCTTGCTCGGCTCCTTCAATTGTTTCCCTTCTAGTAACATCTAGCCAGTTTTCACAGCACGTGTCTTTTTCAGGATCACAGTCACAATTAAAATCTTTGTGCTCTGTTTGAAAGAATCCATTTGGTAGTTGAACAATTCTCCAGTTTTTCTTTTCTGAGAGATGTTTCCAAAGTTTTATTTGGTCTTCGGAGATTTGTGGTTGACTATTCCACGTATTAGTCTTGTAATAAAAATACGTCATCGGTATTGGTTTTAAATTAATTTTGGTTATTGCTCTATCCCGAGCAGGGTATATTTATATTATCACTGGTTTTTAGTAATATTTACCTACTCCTCTTCTTCTTCAACATCTGGTGTTGGTACTGGCGTTGGATTTTGCCATGTAAAATACAACTCTTCATTTACTGGTGTAATTTGAGACTGTATATCTGCAGCTATGCGAGATTGCATTGTAGAAACATCTGCAGCATCTTCTAACCACCCAATAACTACATTTTCAAAATCTTCAGTATCCTCGTAAGGTACAAAAGGTTCGCCTGCTACATAAACAAAATCTTCAAAGCTCATAATACTGAATGTATAAGTAACACCTCCGGATTCTTCGTAACCTACGTAATTATATTCCACTCTAAAGATTACATTGTCTTCGCCTTCTGATTGAATATGAGCATTCATTTGTGATATTTCCCACTTATAAGTAATTGCCATAATTTTATTTTATTTTTCTAATTGTTGCACTCTTGTTTTTAAATCTTCTATTATTTCTTGCTGCTCTTTTATTGCGTTTATTAGCACAGCTGTTAATTCTGCATAAGCCACAGACTTAAGTCCTGTATCAGGAGCTTCTAATATAAGTTCTGGTAAGACAGCTTCAACATCTTGGGCTATAACACCCACCTTTGTAACCTCTGTGTTAAAATCAGTTCTATTATAGTAAACACCTTTCATTGCTTGAACCTTACCAATACAATCGTTTATTTCAACTATATTTTCTTTTACTCTTTCATCAGAGTTTTGTGTCAACGTACCATTGATAGTCATGTTAGCAGACGAAGGATAAAAATAATACCTAGTTGAACTTCCTTCTCTCCAGTTAATGGTGCCGCAGTTCATGTCAAAGTAGGTCTGATTATTATTAGTATGAAACCTAAAATACTTATTTGTTGCGTTATTACCTATGTACATATCACCAACCCCGCCGCTACCTAAAACAAAGGTGCCGCCGTGAGCTGTTAAATTACCGCATGCAAATTTCTCATATGCAGTTCCCGGATTGTTTCTAACAGCTATTGTACCGTTTGCTTCAATCGCCATTGACGAGGCTACAACTCCGCCCCAATGCCAACTTATAAATGGAGCAGTTCCAGAAGAACCTGATAAATTAGATTCTCTTAATTCTACACCTGCATTGGTGTAGCTAGTACTAGTACTTGTAGCCGCAAATGTATTATTACCTTGACGTGTTTGACCACCTGTAGTTCTTATAACTGTACTATCATTTGACGACACAAACGGCAAATTACTAAAAGTTGTTTCGAATACATTACCATTAGAAGCAGCCATTAGTAAAAAATCAGATGAAGCAACAGCAGCACTTAATGTTGGCGCTGCTTTTATAATACTATCACTACCTAAATAATCAACATTTAAAGTTACACCTCCTGATGTACCACCACCAGTTAATCCTGTGCCAGCGGTAACACTTGTTATGTCACCTGAATTATTAGTAAAAGGCAAATCACCAACAGTAACATAACCAATTCTTCTATTAGTAGTTGTTGAACCAGGGTCTGATATCATTATATAATCTCCTGATACTACAGTATCTCCAGTAAAATCAAAACCTGATTGTATTATGTTAGTAGGAACACCGTCGTATTCTACTTCTATTGTTCCGGCATTTGTTATAGTTCCACCATCTAAGCCGCCTCCAGTTGCAACAGATGTTACTGTACCGCCTGAACCTGGATGAGCATCTACGTAGCCTTTAGTTGTAAGTGTACTTGAACCATCACTAGAACTTGTAGCTGCGCCAGCTGTTACTTTACCAGCAGAGTTAATAAAAACATTATAACCGCTACCGTTTGTTCTAAAATACAGAGCATTTATGTTATGGTCATAGAATATTTCACCTGCATTAACATCTGCGGCATCACCAAACGCTATGACACCATATCTTTTTCCGTTACCTGCTATTGTAATTCCAGCACCATCTTGAGCTGAAGCACCTCCTTTTATAACTAAGTCTTCAGCATAACCATAACCATCTGTGTCTGGAGTTGACGTTCCTATTCCTAATTTTCCAGCTACATACACTCCATCTGTAAGAGTTTGAAACTTTGCAGCATTATCATAACGTAATTCTACATATTGATTTTCCAAACATCTTACTGCCCATTGACCGGTACCATCTAATAAACCAAAAGAAGATGCTGCACCACCATCTCCGTACACATATCCCTGTAATTGCCCATCAGCATCATCAAATCGTATCCCAGATTCTGTTGAGGCAGCAGATGTTAATTTTAACAAACCAGCCCCATCGTCTCCTATTTTTGTTCCTGAACTCCATAGTAATTCATCTATACCGGTAATGTCATTATCACCCATTACAATATTGCCTGTAAAAGTTGCGTTGTTAGAGCTGTCTAACGTTAAAACCGCAGTTGTTGCTGTATAAAATACCATAGAATCAGAACTATGAGTATAAATAATACGACCAGACCAATCTACATTAGGTTCCGCAAAATCAATATAGCCACCAGCGGAACCACTAAATTGAGCGTGGGCATAGTTTGATGCTTGACCTAATCCAACTCCTGTTTCAGCCATTCCAGGGCCTGTAGCTAAAGCGCCTAAAGCTTTGAAAGATGCGTTACTTACATTAACAGTTGAAGTAGTTATTTCAAATCTTGCTGTACCGCCAGTAACAACTCTAAAAATGTCATTACTTGGAAAACCAAAATAAGTATTACCATCCCCGGTGTGATAAATATAATCGCCTAAATATGCATATGGGAATGTTAACTGATTGTTTAAGGTTGTTGTTCCGCTAACTTCAAAGTTTCCACCCCAAGTTAAAGGACCAGTTCCAGCTCTACCTAATTGGGTGTTGCTTGAATTACCAAATGTTATATAACCATTAGCAGGAGTTTGTGCTCCTTGAACTCTAAACGTATTAGCTACATTAATATCACCAATATAAACATCATCTCCTATTTTATAGTTTTGTCCATTACCATTGTTGGTAGAGAAAAATTGATCAGCGGTTACATCACCCGTGGCTGTTACGTTCCCAGCAAAAGTTCCACTACCATCTGCGCTTCTTAAGCGAATCATAACGCTATTTGTTTCGCCACCTACATTATTTGCAATACCAAGATTGTTTCCAGCTCTAGTCCAATCAAATGAATCATTTGGATTATTGTGCCATATACCCCAAGGTGAAACAGCATCTTTAAATAACCAAGATGAAGTCTCTCCTCCAGAAGCTGGATTTTGTTCTCTTAAAAATACAGGGTAAGTACCTGATGAATCTGCTCGCATTAATATACCTTGAGCTGATGCTGCTCCATCCATTTGAAGAGCTGTAGTCGCGGTTGAATTAATAGTGCCAGACATTGTGCCGCCTGCTAAAGGTAAGTAATTACCTAAAGAACCAGAAGAAGCTGCGCCAATATCAGATAAAACCTGTGCACCTGTTCTATATTTAATTACACCTGAGTCTGATACTAAGAATTTATCAGTATCTGCAGTAGCATTTGTTATAGTGTTTAATGTAAGCCCTGTTGATTGTAATGTGGCAGCTAAAACTGCTGCAGTTGAACCTGCATAAAAGGTGATTGAGCTTCTTCCATAAATACTTAACCTATCTTGGTCACTAAAACTATTCCATTGACCTTCAGTTATACCAAGAGGTGCACTAGTAGTAGTATCACCAAAGTGTAATTCACCACCTTGACACATCCTAATTCTTTTTATAGCACCTGTAGAATATGTACCTAATTCTGTAGTGTTAGAAGTATTACCAATAAGATTACCGGTAATGGTTAAATTGCTACCATAAAGATCACCGTTTTGATCAACTACTAAATCTCTGTTTCGTGTTGTGTTAGCCTCACTGCCTAAGGTTTTTCTATATAACTGAGTTACCGTTTTACTTGACTTGTATACTTTTAAGCCACAATAATGTGTTACTATTGACGCGTTAGGATTATAATTAAATAAAAACAACAATCTCATAGAAACAGCTGTTGTAGGTATTTGACTAGTACTACTACCTCTAGTAGGTCCCAATGTGCCGCTCACGTGATACCAATCAGTAAAGTTGGCCAATTGAAGTCCAGATTCACCCCAATACCTTTGTGAGTTACCTAGGTAAGTTCCTGAGGCATTGTAAAAATTAGAGCCTGCATATAATAGAGCTGATGTAGCAGCGCCAGATTCTTTTTTTACCCAAAATTCAAAAGTAAATGTATCACCTTCGTCTATTGTATAAAAAGGACCAAAACCTTGTGGATAATTAGCGCCGTCAACTGCAAAAACACCAGGTGCGGGTGCTGTGCTATCACTAACTTTTGTTATAGCTGTGGTGTCATTTATTTTATCCCTTATAGATTGTGTTGTATCGGTATCTAAAACTGTCAAAACTAAATCAGGATCAGAAAAAGTATTACCAGCAAGCATAGCGCCATCAACTGATAATCCTGATGTAACCCTAACTGTTGGTCCTGTAAGTGTTCCTGTAAAAGTTGGATTTGCAACTGGTAAGTAATTTCCAGATGCTTGTGCACCAATGTCACTTAGCACTTGCGCACCAGTTCTGTACTTAACAACTCCACTGTCTGATACTAAGAATTTATCAGTGTCAGTAGTAGCGTTTGCAATACTTGTTATAGCTAAGTTAGCAGTCCCGCCATCAAGTTGTGTTACTGTTAAAGTATTTGCTGCTGTAGCTCTTATTCCTGTTAAATTACCATAGGTTGAATTATAAGAACCAAAAAATCCATTTGCACTTTCATAAGCTAAATAAGCACCATCTACTAAAGTAGATCCTTGCCCGTTTTTAGATACAACAACAAACTCAGAACCACTTGTCATTTGCAATCCAGTTTCACGGGTATAACCATTGCTGCCTAAATCACCATACCAAGAACCTGTTGATAAACCTAATCCAAATATATTATATCCAGCGGCACTTAAGTTTCCAGCAACAGTTAATTTGTTTGTTGAAGCATTGTATGTTAAACCTGTGTCGCCTGCTACATTTGATGTACTAGTCCAGTATGTTAATTGGTTTGCAACACCATCACCAGATAGTGTAGAAGTGTTATCTACTTTTTGCCAAGCATCTGTGCCTGCTCCTTGTTCTACGTATATAGCCCAATCACCAACTTTCCAATCAGTAATTCCACTTAAACTAGTTGAACCAGCAACTGTAACAATCCAAAATTGACCATTACTTGGCGATGAAGATGGTGGATTACCTGTGCTAGCATCCCAGTTTCCTTCAAATGCTAATCCTGAAGGTATTGTACCTATAGCTGTATTTATAGCTGTTTGTATCTGCGCTCCAGTTGCTAAATTAGCAGAAGATGAACTTACTGCACCTGTTACGGCTGTTACTACACGTTGAGTCGTTGAACCACTTACGTTTATTGTTGAGCCTCCATCATCGCTAACACTTTGAACGCCTGTATCTACATTTCCAATAGCAGTTGTTACAAAGGCTGTTGATGCCGCTCTGCCTGTGTTATCACCAACTGATCTTGTACCTACTTCTGGAGTGGTTGAAAATGTAGCTAAGCCGTTATCTTCAATATATAATCTTCTTACCGCAGTTGAACTTGTACCAGAAGAGTTTGTTCCAGTATAAACTTCAAACTGACCGTCAATAAATCTTATATATGTTTGCCCTTGTTCTGTAACTTTTCTTCCATAATAAGGAGATCCATTTATATTTGAACCAATACCAGAACCGTTATAAGTAACACCTGGTTCAGAGGCCCACATGTCTATATAAGCATTATTTGCGTTAGTACTTCCATTATAATATAAGTTTGCTCGTGTTGTACTGTGACCAGATTGAATTGTAAAAGAAGTAGTTGGGGAACTTGTTCCAACCCCTAGTTCAGCACTTGCATTGTCCCAATATAAATTTGAACTAGAAGCTATGGCGCTTGTACCATTCCAAAAAGCAACTCTTCCAGCTGAACCAGTTCCAGTTACTGTACCAGCGTTTGAAACCGCAGTATCTACATATTGTTTTATACTTTGTTGCGTAGCTAACGCCGTTGCGCTATTGCTAGACATGTTGTCTTGATCATATATTGTTGTAACCCTAGCGTTGGCACCGCCTAATTTCATACCGCTATTGTTTACCCCAAATCTTAATGAACCGTCAGTATCTATTTGAAAAGTATCAGCAGCCGCAAAACCAAAACGGGTGGTTGTATCACCAGCGTGTATAACGTAATCTGGTATAGTAAGAGAACCTGCAAAAGTTGCATCACTACCGCTTAATAATAATGTATTTACATTTGTGGTTTCATTTTTAAAATATAAATCTCCACTTGCAACAAATTGACCCCATTTACGAGTTGGATCTTCTAAATATATTACAGGGTTACCACCGCCTGAGCTATCTATAGTAAGCGTGTTATTACCTGATGTTTGCAACATTGTAATATTACCTGAAAAAGTTGCGGCGCCAGCTGTAGTAAATCTTAAAAGAGCATTAGCAGTATATTGTGCTTGACCTCCCGTGTCATGTCCAATCTGCCAAGTGTCACCGCCGCTATAAGGTACACCGCTATACCACTCTGAACTAGCGTAAGCAGAATCATAATAAAATATTCCTTCACCTCTTCCTTCGTAACCGTATATTCTTATTGCAGCAGCTGTAGCTGGTGCTCCTGCTGTATTGGTACCTATAACATCTAAATAAGTTGTAGTATTACCTGTTCCACCTACTGTAAATGTATTACCATCATATGTTAGTTCTGACTCACCTTCTATGCTTGTAGCAGATGTCCATACGGCTAATTGATTATTAACTGGAGTGCCACTAATAGTTACCGTACCTTGAGGAGAGGCTGCCACAGCGTTATCTACATAAAGTTTATTAGCCGCGTCTGTATTAGCACTTACTGTATCTACACCTTGAATACGTCCTGTACCTGATAAAATTATATCACCACCACCAACGTATATATCTCCGGATTGCCAAGTATCACCACTATTGCCATTAACTGTCCATCTTGTACTATCACCACCTACAAAAACAAATTCATTTGGATTACCACTGTTTCCCCATATATTACCAGGACCGCCATTTCCATTTGTACCGTATCTTGCCCCAGAATTTCCAGCCCAAAACAATCCCCAAGTAGTACCAGCAGCAGCCACCATGTAAGAGTTATAGTCAACACTAAGCTTAAAAGGAATATTTGCTTGTCCGTCAACATTCCCAGTTGATACAGCACCTGAGAATGTAGTAGCCGTAGCTGTTCCTGTTATACCAACACCTGTGCTTGTGGTTTGTAATTTAGTTATTCCAGCTTCTAATAATATAGCAGAATTAGCGTCAGCTGTAAATTTGTCAGTTCCGTTAGTTGATATAACAAAAGTGTCATTACCAGCAAAACCAAATTTGTCTTGTGAGGTATTACCAGTATGATATATATATTCTGGTATAGTTACATCACCTGCAAAAATTCCGTTACTTAAAAAATTTAAAGCCATATATTGTATTTAATTACATTATTATTATCCTAAGTACGTAAGTAGTACTTTGTACACTGAACTAGATACTGTGCCTGTAAAGGCTATGTTTAAAGATGCTGTACCAAAAGTAGCGCCGCCTGCATTTACGCCTCTTGTTATATCAGCATAAACTGTTTGACCTGCAGTAGCTCCTGACGTTGATGCATCTACAACTTCGCACTTAACATCTATAGCAGTAACACCTGATCCAAAGACAGATGAATTTGCAACGTCTACAGCAAAGGTTGTAATGCCTCCAGAAGTACTCGCACTAACATAAGCTAAAGCGCTGTTTAGCAATACGCTTTTTCCAATTGCTCCTTGATTGTCAGTACCTGTTATTGTAAGCACATCTCCAGATACTGATGTAGTTATACTTCCAGCACCTTGTATACTTAACGTGTCATCATTATTATCAGCTATTGCTGTACCTGAATCAGAGTCAACTCTTTTAAATATGTTTTGAGAAGAACCTTTATCTGTGTTTGTTAAGGTTGCTTGACCTGTTGCAATGTTTGAAGTTATACCACTTCCAGTTGGGTTTATAAACATTAAACCAGGCGTGGAGTTAGTTGCAAGATCTGTATCAGATTGTACAACTATAAAGTCTGCTTCAGTAGCATTACCCGCTGTTTTAGCAGTTTGACATATAACTGAATCTCCAGGTGTTAAAGGTGTAGCTGTATTTCCAAAGAAATTACCAGCAGTAGTTACTACGTAGTAATCACCTACTAATATAGCAACGTCCACGTATAAATCACCACTTAATGGTGAATCTAAATCACCAGTGTTAGCGTTAAACCCACCTTTAAATTCTAATAAACCTGTAACCGCAGCTTGTACGAAAGCAGTTGTAGCTATTTTAGTTGTACTGTCACCTGTTGAAGGAGTTGCTACATAACCAAAACCACTAGAGTCTCTTGCTACAAGTCTAGATGCTGTTGCTGCTTCAGTTCCTAAAGCATTAACCGTAGGGGTTGCTGTGTTCGGATCGTCTATAGATATATAAGTACCAGCGTCAATACCAGTAACATCTCCTTGAGGTGCTAAAGCTATTAAACTAGATACAGCAATTTCTTTTACTGTTGTATCTGTGGCGTCTTCATATAGTATTTTATCTACTGTAGCTATATTACCACCATTAGGGGCAGAATCAATAATATTGTTTGCACCAGAATAATCAATGGCTACATCGTTGGCATTAACTTGTATACCAGCACCTGCTCCAACTTCAAAGTTAATTGTTTCATCAGCCGATTGGTTAAGAGTAAAAGCACCGCCCGCGTTTGCTAAACCGCTACCGCCTGTTAAAGTTATAGTTGCGTCGCTTATAACCGGAGCTGCTCCACTTGAAGCTGTAGTTATTCTACCATATGCATCAACTGTAATTGAAGCACGTGTATAAGATCCAGCTGTTACACCTGTTGCAGGCATACCAATACTGACACTTAAACCAGAGTTTGTTATATCAAGAGTACTATTACCACTTGTAAAAGTAACAGTATCCGCTGAAGCAACAGTTGCAAGAGCACCCCCGCCACTGTTTGTTAATATTTTCCAAGTATACGTTCCAGGTATAGAAGCTACAGTTGCCCATTTGTTACTTTTAGTTAAAAAGCGTTCGTTTGCTGCTACAGATCCATCTACTGCGGATAGATCTGGGGCGAAAATAGGGTTTTTTGCAGTACCAGTTGAATTAGGACTTACATATGTCCCTGGGTTTATAGTTAAGGTTTCAACACCACCACCTACTTCTTCCCATGCAGCACCTGTGTAAATCTTAAGATTATCAGACGTTGTGTTAAAGTATATCTGACCTGATACTGGATTTGGTACAGCCGAATCATTTGGTTGGTTTTCTATAGCCGCACCTCTTAGTTCGTTTTTGTTGAGGGCTACATTGTTTAAAAAATTTATTGCCATGTTTTGTTAGTTTAAGTATGCTTTGCCAGAGAAGCCAGCAGAAAAGTTTATTTGTACGTTATTTTTATCTATATATGTTACTTCACCGTTAATAACGACGTTATTGTTGTTAATTACGGATACTGAAGGAAATTTATTTAAATCGTGTTGTATGTTCCATGTTGTCGCAGGTTGACCTTGCGTAAACTCAAATGTTTTGTCAGGTGAAGATAAAGTAAAAACAGCAAAGTCATAGAACTTATCTAAATCTAAAGTTCCGTTGCCTCCAATGTTTGCTAATACCAGTGTATATGCATTACCGTTTACATTGTAAGATGTTATATTAAAATGACCAAACTTACTTATATCGTTTTGCTCACTAATTAGTATATCATTACCTACTAGGTATTCCATGAACTGTACAGTGTTCTGGTCAGAAGCATCAACGCTTGATATTTGCATTGTAGTTATAGCTGATATATTACTATCGTTTGCTGGTCCTGAAAATTCACCGCTAGCTGGAGGATTATTTTGTGTAAACTTAAATACCATTTGGGCAGATATAGATATTTTACCTTTTATGTTGAGGTATTTAGCTACAGCTTCTGCAGAAAATTGTTTTGTTCTACGATTACCAGCATCGGTGCCTATCCAAGCATCGAGGTCTGTAACATTGTTATCAAATCCGTATGAACTTATTCTAGCCATGTGTTGTTATATTACTTGGTATCTCACTGTAACCTGTAGAGTTCCCCCTCCAGCAAGTGTAGCAGATGAAGCACATCCAAAGTTAATAGAAGAATTCAATGAAGCATCAGCTCCAGATATTGTAAATATTTGAGTAGCATCAGAATCAATATCCGTGTAGGTTGCTGGTAGTGTACCTTGAGTCACAACACCCACAACGCCACTAGTTCCATTACCTAGAGTTAGAGGTTGGTTGAAAGCAAAATTAGCACCCGATGCTGTCCATTTAACATGCGCCGCTAATACTTGGACAACCGTGCCTGCACCTTGAGCTGGCACTATCTCTATACTAGTAGTTTTTAATGCAAGCCACTGCGCATTTGTCAATTGCTTTGTTAACTCAACGTAATTTTCAGTAGCTAATGTAACTACTTCATTTATTGAGAAGTTTTTAGTAGTAGATTTTTGATTTGTTCCAGGTATTGGTACTGATGTTCCTATTATAAGATCTCCTGATTTAGGTGTACCTATTGGGTATGCTGTTAAATTAGCCATTTTTATTTATTTTTTAGTTCCTTTTCCGTAATTACCTCTATTTTTTTTAACACTAACAAATCTTTTCTTAGTATGGTCATAATCTTTATCTAATAACCAGTTTTTACCATGTTTTTTTTCTGCTTTCCTGCGTTTTCTTTGATTTTCAGCTTTTTTAGATCTTCTGCTGTCTGTTTTAGCATACTCAAGATCTCTTTTAGCTTTATCTTTTCTTGCTTTATCGCTTAATTTCTGTGCCATTGTATAATGTTTTGGTATATTATATATACTTACATAGATTTATGGTTTTTTACCTTTAAATAGACTGACAATAGGCGGCTACTTATATACTTAGGTACCTTGTGTCACATAAAATAATAAATTGTCACAAATAGAGGGGTATGGTGTTACTACTAGTTTTTGAAAAAGTTTTTTGAAATGTAAAATCGTTTTGATTTAGCGGGGTTGCCCAATTTCTAGGCTCTAGAGTTGTAAGCTTTAAGCCATCGTTTGGTTTTCGTCTAGCCTTTTAGACTTTTTTTATAATACTAATGTTATTATTACCCTCACTCACGGACTTGCGACTACATTATACTGATATGTACCTACTAATCTACTCGCACGGACTTGCGTATTGGTATAAATGATAATATGTTTGTAAGCAACGAAGCTTATATTAAATTATATTCTATGAAAACTCAACAAAAACTAACAACAAAAAGATTTGTAATCCGTAAGTCACTAATCGGTAAAAATACAGTGATTACATTTACTAACAAAAACAAAGAACAATGTACTTACGACCATGACCTAGTTTACAATCAATTAAAAAGCAAGTTTGATTCAATGCCTTGCTTCGACAAGTACAGCTCTTATACAAACTCTAATAATCTACCAAAATTTGTAAGAGACTTAGATAAAATAGTATAAACCTCACACTGACATTAGCTAGTTACTTATATACTTAATTAGCTTTTGTCAGTTTTTTATTACCATTTACGTTTCTCGCACGGACTTGCGTCAACAAACTACAGATAATATATTCGAAATCATAATTTATTAGTTACAGGCAGTCACATAGTGCATTGTACCTTAACACCTTTTTTATTAACTAAACAAAATAACACCTTTAAACTATGGAAAAACTAATAACCAACTTACAGGAAAAGTTTCCATTTAATCCAAGTACAGACTGCGTAGAAAAGTACACAGAAACTATACAAGATTACTTATATCAAAAAATAACAACTAAATTAATATTTTAAACTATGCGAGAAACAAACATCAAAATCAACCCAGAAACTATGGAGATTAACACTATTAAATTCAAAAACAAAACTACTATATCGCTAAATAATGTGATATACAAAGGTTATCCTGTAGGTGAGCTACCAAAACGCTTTGCGTTTATTTATAACGAAGAAAAAGATCAAGAAGGTATTACTGAATTCTTTAATTATAAAGGTCTTACCTATGTAGAATACGTACCATCACCATTTAACATACAATAATTATGAGCGTAACAAAGAAATTAGATACATTAGCACAAGAGTGGTTTGGCGAGTTTGGCTTTGCCACTTGTAGTGACGACGAGCGAGACTTAATAGTAGAAGCTGTGTACAAAGACTACACTGACTTAATTTATAAAACTACAGATAATATAAATGTAAAACAAAAAAAGCTATGAGAAACTTAGAACAAGAGCATATGGACTGGCGACAGAGACGTGTAGAATTAGTAGATTTATTTGCTAAACGTATGTTTGTAGAGTACAATATCAAAGAAATGACTACTGACAGACAAAAGAAAAATGGCACAAGACAATTTGTATTGCCTAATGGTGATCAAATAGCCTCATACAAAACAGGTTATGTCAGAAGATGTAATTCAAGCGACAGAATATATCAACTAAACAAACAGTATAAGCGTGAAGAGCGATGGACAGTCATACAAGATGGCAAACTAAAAACACTTAAAGCTATATGTTATGCTAGAGAATTAATACATGATCCACTTGCACGACTTATATATATCGTAGAATTTTGCAAAAGAAATTATAACATGAGAAACTTAACAATGTATTCAATATGAATTGGTATGACTATAATAACTGGGACGAGCATTTACCTGTAAGCTGTGAAGAATGTGGAAGTGCTTTAGATACAAATGGATATTGCAATTCACAAGTTTGTTTTGAGGTAGATATGATGTAATTACTACACTGACTAATTTAAAATTACTATAGATAATATATGTGTAACAAAAAAATATAATTATGTACTGTAAATGTAAACCAAATACAAAAATACCTGAAGGCAGGTTAGCCTTAGGTTATAAAACGTGTGTAGATTGTTCAACAACAGAAACATATTCTTATATACCAATAATCAATCACAAGACAGGCAACACTATACAAATAGTAAGTCAGTCTCTCTCCGCCGTGGTTCATAGGTCATGGCGGAGAAAATAACTAGACGAGTAGCTTAATTAGGTAAATCAAGGTCAGTAAATTCCTGCCTCTGGAATTACACATAAGTGAATCGCTAGTATGCCTGAACCCGAGCACTGGTAGCAAGATATATGACGCTACAAAGAGGAAGGAAGGCTGAATAACTAGGTCTGGAAAAATCACACGTTTAAGTACGGAGATAAGACTTACTGACGGGTATTGAGGTTCGATTCCTCACTAGTTACAAAATAGCTACACGGATAAAACAAATTAGTTTATAGATAATATAATTATAAAAACAAAAACAATGGCAGAACTAGAAACTTTATTACACAGATTAAAACCAGAGATACACAATGCTCTTATAAACAACGTAGATAGTTACTCAACAGTATGCTATACACTTGCAGAGTTAGACAATGCTATGTTCTACGACGATCTACCTATGTCTACTATAAAAAATATACATCTATTCGGTGATCTTAATATGTCTATGGTATCATCGTGGGATTGGAAATATGGCGATAACTTATTTAATAACTTTAAAAAAAATGACAATGACTAAAGAAAAACTAATCACAAACGAATTAATTAATGAAAAACTAGAAGCTATAGGCTTTGGTGATGAACAAGCTAGTGATCAAGATCTAGCTAAAGAATCAGTGTTAAAGCATTTTAATATAGAGTTTGTAGATAACTGGAATAATAAGGCAGACTTTTATATATATGAAGAATCAACAGTTGATGGTTATTCAGTTCACGTTGCTACACATGATATGAATAATATAAACATAAGCGAAAACGTATATTATTATGATAGTGATTTAGGCGATGCGCTTGAAGAATTTATTAAATATTCTAATGGTGATGAAGACTACCCTGAAATTATATATGTAGATGATCTACATCAACAGTATATTGATGATGCTATAAGCCAATTGTTTGAGTATTTATCTGAAAGATTTGAAGAAGATATTATTGATGAATTAGAAAGTAAAGGCTATAAACAACAAGAAATAAAAATAGAATTATGAATAGAAAAAAAATAGAACAATATGTTAAGGATAAATATCCTAAGAAATTTAAAGATAAAAACGTGTTAATTAAAGAAACATCAGGCATATACTTTGTTTCAACACATAAAGATGAATCACCAATAATATTAAACAAAAAAACATTAGACATATTATGAGAAAATTTAGCAAATACAAGCAAAACCTATGTGTAATACAATGGGACGGAAACGATTACGTAATGAGTTATACAACTAGGGTAGCTAAGATAGACTATTGTAATCAAACACTTGATCAGCTAGGTTGGTGGAGTGTAACAACTCAAAGGCATATTAACTATGCAGCAGACCAACTTGGTCTAACACTTAATAGAAATGGCAACTAATATGATTAAAAGAAACAAATATAATAGAATAACTACAATATTATTTATATTATTTCTTTTTTACTTGTCATTTAAAGTTAAACAATGGGAGCTAGGATTATGACAGACACACGGACTTAATAAATTAATAAATAGATAATATAAATATGAATAAAAAACAAATGAACGAACTCGCTGATTTAATAGTAGATAAAATAATGAAGCATCAAATAGAATATGATGAGAAGTTTAAAGAAGACTTAGAAGAAATATCAAAACAAAACCCTGAATTAGAGTATGGTACTATAACGCAGCAAGAATTAATTAAACAAGAACTAGACGATTTATACTTAGATTTAAAAGAACTAGAAGACGCTGAAGAATATGCTAAAGCATCTGTATTGCTTATTAAAATAGAAAAATACAAGAAGAAGTATAACTTATAACTATGCTATACACACCTCGTGTGTATGTATATA